AAGACGGTATCGTAAGTAGAGCCCTGGGCCTTGTGGATGGTCGCAGCATCCCGCTGCCGAAGATCCGGAATATGGTTCTTCAGGTAGAAATAACGATTCCAGTTCTTCTGCTGCTGGTAGTACCGAACCAAGGCAGAGTAGTGCTCACGGTCTACCGGAAGCGGTACGTCAATGAAGACATTACCTAGCCGGCTTTTGAAGGTAGTGAGCCGGACCTCCAGTTCCACCAAGCCTTTATTGGTCCGCTCCACCTCCAGCATCTTGGTTCGAGACGCCTGGGCGGTGATCTCCACCTCCTCCTCGACCGAGAGCATGGTCTTCCCAAGTTTGATGGCCTGGTTGTTCACCAGCAGCTCACCCACCCCATACTCGGGAACCAGGTGACGAACTGCCCGGATGTGCTCATTGAACTCCACCACCCGCTTGTTGGTGTAGGAGAGGATCCGGCTATCACGGGTCTGGCGGCGGAAAGTCTGCTCGACCATCACCTCCATCTCGGAATCATCCACCCAGTCGATGACTCCTGGGACGATCTGGATCGGAAGGAAGTCTCCGGTCTCCACCGTGTTGCGAAGCTGCTGGCAGACAGCCATCAGCGCCGGCTGACCGGCATTCCGCATGGGTTCCGTGAGCTCGAAGAAGGGCAGACCCAGACGATAGATGGGGGAAAGCGTCTCAGTGACCGGAGCCAGCTGGCAATGGTCCCCTACATAGATGACCTTGCATTGGTGAGTGCCTTCTTGGATCACCTGGTGGAGACCAGTGTCGATCATTGAGCACTCATCGACGAAGATGATCTTCCTCTCATGGACCTTCCAGGCTCCTGTCCGGGTTAGCTTTCCCCGTCCGGTGGCATGGTCGTCAGTGACCTTGAGATTGAGGAATGAGTGGATGGTCTCCGTGGGCCGGCTGGTAGCTAGGCCGAGCACCTCAGCGGCTTTGTTGGTGGTAGCCGTCATCACCACCTGGTCGTACTCAGGCTGGATGCCCATCATTTTGCAGGTGTTGAAATACTGGGGCATCACTTTGTCGATGAGGTAGCCCATCAGGAAGGTCTTACCGACGCCTCCAGGACCACTCAGAATCATCTCCTTCGCAGGGGAGAAGAGAAACTGGAAGAACCCAGTAGCCGCTGCTTCCTGGCCCTGGTTCAGGAGGATCTGATCCTCTGCGAGCATTATTAATCTCCCAACAAAAAACCCTCCTTTCGGAGGGTTATTTGTCGTCTCTACAATGTGGTTGGGAAGTTAGACAAAGAGGGTTAGGTCGGCCTTGAAGTAGTTCGGCCCTTTCTGAACCTTGCGGTTCGTATCGAAGATGGGCTGGCCGTTGTCGTCGAACTTGCTCCAGTTGGACAAGTTGACCACATGCACGGCCTCCTGAATCAGGAAACCCATCATGTGACCGACGCCAGTAGCGGTAACGATCTGGTCGCAGAGGGCATCCAGTAGATCTGCCCGATAATGCGGTGGAACGTGAACCACCTCATCATACGCTTTGAGGTGTGTCGCCAGAACTTCCAGAGCCAGTTTGGCATCCAGCAGCAGACGATTGGTTCGTGGGTTTCCAGAATCAAGAACGTCGATCATCTCAGCCACTTCCTCGAAGTGACAGCCGAGTTGGGTATGCAGGTTCTTGCTGGTCGGAGCGGGAACAGCCCGCTCGAACCAGAGGACAGTCTGACCGAGTGTGTCCGGATCAGGCATCAATGAGCTCCATGATGGGGTTCTGGGTCTTGCGGCTCGTCACGTCCTTCTCGATCAGCTCCCGCACATAGTCCTTGATGGACTTGGGCTTCTCGTCAGCGAGGAGAGCGTCAGCGATATCCTCCTTAAACTCCGGAGGCAGAGTGGCGAGAATATCTTCCATGAAGCTGCGGCGGGTATCAGCCGGGGGAACCTTCAAGGACTTGAGCCGTAAGGTAATCGACGTGGGGTGACAATCCACGATGCTGGCAATGGTAGAAAGCGAGAGGCCAATACTGTTCAGACGGAGGATCTCTTCGTCAGAGCCTTTTCTATTGCGACGCAGCACCGTGGACATGTTGTTCACCTCTAGGTTGATGAGGCAAACCATAACTTAGATACATTATACAGAGAAGAATTATCTTCTCATTTTTAGATACAACCTGAGGTTCTTAGATAGGAGATGTTATCGGTCCTGTGAGGGATACTGTCCGAACCAGCTCCGCTACGCTCTCGAAGGCATCAGCGAGATCCAGATAGACCTCACAAATGTCCGGGAATGCTTTGGCATGGGAGCGGAGGATCACTGCCTCCTCTTCCATTGAGGCTAGGACCAGGGCAGCCTGGTCAGGTGTAGGGAGGGGCAGAGTTGTCCTGTCATTTGCCACGGCCGTTTTCCTTCTCCACCGCTATCCAGTAATCCCGATCCGGCTGCGGCAGGTTTGCCCACGTTGGTTCTAGCGGCTCGCCTGGGGCGGTGATCCATTGGAGCCACATTTCGTACTCCGCCTGTCCCGGCCCTGCTTCGGTGGTTTGGGGTGTGTCATGTGCAGGCAAGTTCGCACTCCTTCACATCAGCTTCGGCTGCCTCGCGGGGGCAGAAACCTGCTCGACCGCTGTAGGCAATCAGCGCCTCGTCCGGCATGGCGTCCAGCCAACCGCTTTCGATGTCCTTAGCCTTCCAGCCTCGGGCGTGTGCGATCTCTCGAAATGCAGCGCAGTACGCCGCCTTCCAATCCAGATCGTAGGCATCGCTCAGGCGGTCCCATTCGCTGTCATCAGCCTCACTCACGGCAGCCGATCGGGCCATCCAGTTGGTGGTTTCAGGCATTGCCGCTCTCCCGGCAGATAGCCGCCACCTCCCGACCGAGCGGTGTGAATTGGCCGTCGCTCTCAATCAGCCGCAGAGCGATCAGCTCCGCTGCATCGCGGAGTCCCGCCGAGGAACGGCCAGCCATCACGGCACGTTGCGACGTAGTGAGGGCTGTGGCGATTTCATCAGGTGTGGTTTCAGGCATCGCGCTTCCCCTGGCAGAGCTCACTTTCTAAGAGCATCGGATGCTTCTGAGCATCTCGTAGTGCCATCTGTAGAGAGTTAATCAGTCCGGCAGCTCCCTCATCGGCGTAGCACTCAAAGGGGACAGCGTTCTCGGTCCAGCTCTTGATCCGCTCACCGTCGTAATAGACCTCGTGCAAGCCGATCCAGTGAGCCTCGGCATCGACGTTCGTGTCGTGCAGAATGAGCCTATAATTCCAGGTCATGTCTTGCTCCTTGGTTCCATTGATAGGGTGGGATGAGCCACGGTGGTGACACACCTGCTCACTCTGAACTGGAGGATAGGTTCAGCCTGCCTCTCGGGGGGTAGAGGCCCCTATGAAGATGGGACGAGTTGCGGCAGCTCTCGAAGAGAACCCCCACTCGCTCTACGCCCTTACGATAAGCGTAGCGTGCCTCGCACAGTGCGAAGCCCCAATCTGAAGAAAGGCAAGCCACGACACACAGCCTCTGCCGTGTCTGCTTGCTCTGAATCCGGGCTTGTGGATTCAGCGTTTTGGGTTGAACCAACCCAAAGAAAGAGTCCCAGGACTAGCCGGGGACGTACTCGTTGATCAGAGTCTTGCGGTATTGCCGCCATCCACGGAAATTGGCGTGCTGCTCAGGATTTTTCCAAGTCACCTCTCCGTCTAGATAGCGATGGTACACGCCGTCAGGCGTAGCCTGGTGCTCAGCGGGACTCGCATGAAGTGGATGCCGGGAGAGCAACCGATCATAGAGAGCCAGGTCTTCTTCCACAGTGGTCTGACGACCATCATGGGTCAGGTAGGAGACACGGGCGCAGCGAGCGACAGAGACCTTGATGAGGGCCTCTCGAACGCTACCGTTCTCTGCCCACCTCTTAGGTTTTCCGGCTGCTTTCCAGAGATACTCTCGCACAGTGTCGGCTTCGTCGCTGAACCGGACGTAGGGTAGATGCCATTGACCAGGCTTAAGCTCATTGGCATGACTATCCACCTGAGCCACCCACATCGCATCAGCCAGGGCCTTGATCTCCGGCTGAGCATCCTCATGCCGACGGAGAGCGTAGAAGTTCTCGTAGTCAGTGGCGGTGCAGACCACGTTGATGTGAGAGAAAGGCTCCAGCAGGCGGTTGATGATCTGCTTATGTAATTCAAGCTCAGAGAGTTTCTCTGCCTGGCGAATCGCCAAGTGCATGGCGTCGAACCAGTTGATCTTAGCCTCGTCCATCAGTTCTTCCGGAATCTCCTGACGGGCTTGCATACCTCCTTGGTTCATACCCCAGTGGATTGGTATGGCCGGATCTCGTCGGATGTCCTCTATCAGACGCCTCATTGGCACAGCCCGGGAGCTGCTGGCATTCCGGCTGAACACCCGATGGGTCATGAACTCCGCATGAATGAACCTAGGGTAGCGGAGCTGGAAAGTAGTCAGCCGAATACCCTGCTCGCTGATGCTGTCAGCGATAATGGTGGCGCTGATTGTCATGTCGTTGAATCACTTCTTGAAGCTCACAGAAAGACAGCGGCCTACCTTTGGTAGGATAGCTGACCTCTCCCTGTCTGCGTTTACGTTGATGGTACTGGTATCTGGTCTGTTCGGTATTACAGGTCTTGCAATCAGATCTCCTACCATCAGACTTTCGTCTATCTGCGAAGAAATCTGAGCGGAGTTTGTACCGACGACAACAGGTACACTGCTTGATACCAACGGACTGGGAACCAGGCACACTAAACACTTCTGCCTCCGCTGGGAGGCAGGTGGTCAGGCTCATAGGTGACTCCTAGATCGGGGTTTGGTGGTGGATCATGTGGCGAGGTCGCAACGGAAGCTGCGACCGTGGTTCCGGCCCTTGCACTCGCAGGCGCAATCCCCCTTCGGGAAGGCCCCCTGACAGCGCCAGTCGCAGACATGTGGATCGCGGTCCACAAGAACCCGGATGATGCGGGTGACGGGCTTCCAGTCCTCCGCCGGGCGGTTGCCGAGCCGCGAGTGAAGACCAAAGACGATATTCTTCGGCCTCCCCTTCACCAAGCCGACCTGCACCACCGGATTGCTGGTGCCGGGCGTAACGTAGCTGATGCCGGGAAGCTTCACCGGAGCCTCAAACCCGAGCACATCAGCCGGGATAAACCGCACGTCCTCTAGTTCATCCTCGCCGGACCAGTAGGTGAAGGAGGCAACGCGGCGCTTCGGCATCAGGGCGGCTCCAGATCTGGGGTTTGGGTTGAAAAGGTTACTGAGCGGACTTGCTCTGTAACCTGTTGATTTTACCAATTGCTGTTCTCTGCCAACCCGTCGCCAGGACATTGTGGCAGGCTCCTACTAACCCGCGGTAAGCGGGGATTATCGCGGGTGAGCGAGGAGCGTGCGGGCCTCGCTCACCCACTCGTCTGGCAGATCGTGGTGCATACGTGGCGGCGTCGTTGCATCTGGATAGCGGTCTATCCACAACGGCAAGGCAGCGACGCGCTGCACGAACGCCCGCAGCCGGGCAATCTCGGCCTCTAGTCGTTCCGTCTCGGCGCGGGATACTTCCCTCCCACCATCATAGAGCTTTGCCGTCATGGTCCAGCTATCGGCCATGTTCATCCCCCGTTGTCGGTTGGTTGCCATAAGACGCGGTAAGCCGGGCTCATCGCGGGTTAGATGGTTCTAGGCCCTTGGCTATCGCCCGCATTTGCTTGCTCCACGCACGTATGATGCGACGCCAACGTGCGGCTTCCCGCCTTTTCCAGGCGGCGTTGGGGTTGGAATTACTCACCAGCAATCTCCCTTGCAGGAGTGGACCAATGCCGCATCCAGTCGGCGCAGCCGGTTTTCATGCAGGATAGGCAGACGCCATCATCCTCAGTGAACCCCGTGCCGTCGCATGGCTTACACAGCAGGGCGGGTTGCTTGCTCATGTTCGTGTCCTGTTGCTGGTTCGTCGGTGTGTCACGCGATAAGCTTACCAAGGCTCAGGTAATCCCTAGGTGTTTCAAGCCGAGCACTGTCCCGTCCACGTCAACAATCCAGTTCCGATGGGGTCCTAAGTGAGTCTTGTCTTCCGTAAACTGGGCTCCCTGCGCCATCGAGAATGGACGCCCTGAGGCATCAAGGACGTTCCGGTGTGCATGGACCCATTCTTGGTTCGCCTCCAGGTCGATCAGCATTTCTGCCTGTCGGGCGAACAGCGTGCCGAACAGCCCGCTACCGCCGGGACAGACGATCACTCGGGCTTGGGAGATGACTGCAAGCTGATGCTCGATGGTGTGCCGCTCAGGGAAGAACTCAACGAAGCCTCGGTCGGCCAACCGATCGACCAACTCCGCCTCGTTTTCGAGGACTCGGGTTTGTTGACCACGACGGGACAGGTAGATCCGCTCCGGGGAGCCAGGCACCTTCGGCAGCGAGGCGACCAGTTCCGTGAACATCGCTTGCAGCTCCGGCCGAACGTAAGCTTCCGGTGTCGCCAGCGACGGCACCACGACATCCTCCAGATGGTACGAACGGTCGGCCTGGTGGTCGATCACCTCGGCCTCCGGGTAGGCCAGTCGCGTGATGGCGCGCATCCAGGCGGTGCGCTGTGAGATCATCACCGGCCGCCCTGGTGCATGTTTACGGGCCAGCAGCAGCTTCGGGAGCGCCCGGAACAGCCACGACCCGAAGTTGCTGATCTCGTGCACCCCACAGAACACGGCGCCGCGGACTGGCTCAGTGACCGTGATGCCCGACCGCGACAGAGGCCGCGGGCCATCCAGCGCCACTTCCTCGAACATCCGCAGTTCCGGTCGTGCAGGAAATTTCTGTGGCCTGTCATTAGCCAGGCTGCCGTCATGGGCGGCCCGGCCGGCGATCTCCAGCAGCCTGTAGCCATGCACCGTGGCCTGGCCGAAGTGGAACAATGACGCCCGAGGCATATCGAGATCCATAGGGTGCGGCTCGATCGGCGTCAGGGCCGGAGTCGTCACTGGAAAGCGAACCCCACGTTCTCGCACCCGGAAGCGTTGCGCCGGCAGCAGAGGCGTCTCGTGGCCAGTGCCAAGATCTACGAAACGCGCCAGGTCTATTTGCATAGAACTTCTCCTGTTGAACAGGCTCAGCACAATCTGGTCTGACCTATCGGCGGAGTAGCAGGGTTAATCATTGTTCAACTCTGCCCGAAGAATGCCGACAACTAGTTGGGAACGCTTCAAAGCAGCTTCTACCGTTTCCAGGCGAGCAACCAGCACCTGATGTTCAGCCGGGGTAAGCACTGGCTCGACGTATTCATCGTCATGCTCCGCTCCGGACCACACTCCGCGATCGGCGTGCCAGTTCGCAACGCGAAGGATTCCTGCACTGGATCGTAACCAATGCGGACCACTCTTCGCGGAGTTCGGTGGGACGCCGTTCCATAGCGGCCCATACAAGAGGCTCTGGCTCATGAGTCGGTCCTTCCTGGTTCTAATTTCTTACTGGTCTTAATGGGCGCAAAAAGTTGCGCACCCCCCAGACAAAAAGCTGATTTCACTGGAAACTTCCACCAGGGCTTTGTCTCTGGGGGCATGACCACAGGCTTCGGTGGCTGCCAGGGCAGAGGCTTGGGCAGAGCGTCGACACGACGTTGCTCTTCCAACCTGGCTCGCATGGAGGGGGACTCTACTGACTCCCGGATCAGGATGGTGGTCCGGCCAGTCCTCAGGCAGGTGAGCCAGTGGATGTAACCGGCATCGACCAACTCATTCCGCCAGTTGCGGATGGTGTTGGTGCAGCGGTCGAAGAGGGTGGCCAGGCTCTTGGTATAGGTCACCAGGCGCCGGCTCTTGCCAGCCATCTGCCTTAGCCTGAGCAGGAACTTCAAGGGAGCTGCTGGAAGATCCAGAGGCTCGGCCGAGAAGGTTAGTACGATCCCTTCAGATAGACGGTTGGCCATGTCTTACCGCTCCTCGGTAAGCCCTAGGACCCGTCAGGCATAACTCCACCGTCATGCAAAAGAGGCTTGCACGGGGACGCTGGAGATGTAGAGTCAGGGGACTGTTCAGGTCTCCTGGCTCGTTTGTCTGGCGGGTCACACAAAAGCTCCGGTTGGCGCCGGGGCTTTTGTGCTGTCTGGGCTAGGTGCTGTTCATCTGGGCAGACTGCCCCAGAGACATGGCAGGCGCAACGGACTCTTTCCCCGCGTGAGACCGTCGGCCATCCCGGAGATCCTTGGGATACATCCCTGCCCGCCGCAGACCCATGCTTAGCGCAGCAGGTTGCTTGCCCAGCTGTTCTGCGGCGGCCTGGATCCCGATCCTGGACACCAGCTCGGCACACTCCCGGAGGTAGGATTCGGTCCAAACGAATCGGGGCGGACCATCCAGCTTGCATCCCAGCTGGCGAGCTCGGGCAGCGACAGCCGAGTAGCTCCGCCCCAGCTTCTGGACTGTCTCAGCACGAGAGACACCCGCAGCTGCATCCTGACGGATGATTCTCTCCTCACCCGTCGTCCAGGGCTTGATGCACTTCCCCATCAGAAGAGCTCCTTCAGCCCCGAGTGGATGAGCTGAATGTAGCCCCCGATCTGGTGCTCCAAGCCTTCACAGTCCTTGACCAGGATCTGCGGCACGGTTCGATCGGAACCAAGGAGACCCAGATCATCGTAGAGGGCCTGGCGCTCATAAGGCTCCAGCTTGACCTCGGTGAAGGGAACACCCCAGTCAGAGAGCAGGGCTCTGGCCTTGTCGCAGAAGGGGCACGGACCTGTCTCATCTACCTTCTTGGAGTAGAGCAGGACCGTCTCAGACACGGTTGCAGACATTTTGTCCCATCCATTTTTAAGTAAGGATTATCTCTGGGGAGGATAGCGGAGCCAATGGGCTCCATTACCGATGTACCGACCGACCAGAACATCAGCACGGGAAGAACCAGCAACAGTCTTTGTGGAAAACTTATCCTCAAAAGCATTCAGATCTTCAATGAGAAGATCCGGTCTTCCGTACCTTTCTTTCCAGTAAGCCTTCCTGTTGAGTTCCATCTCATCGGATACTCTTTCAGGTACTTCTGCCGATCTCCTCACAGATCACAGCAGTGCTGGTTCAGCCACGATGGCTGGCACCGGCTCATTGGCCTGGTCCTGGTAGCGACCACGGTACTGAGCCGGATTGCTGACCTGGTGGAACACCACCTGGGCGATGCCCGAGCCAGCAGGGATGTGAAGATCCTTGGAGCCGTGGTAGACCAGCTCCAGGGTCAGGAATCCCCGCCATCCACTCTCGATCACCGTGTTGAAGACCGAGAGACCACGACGAGCCCAGCTGGACTTGTCATGGACGATGCCAACCATGTCCGAAGGCATGGTGAACTCCTCCATAGCGGAGGCGATGACGAAGTTTCCTGGTTCTCGGAGAGTCTTGTGATCCCTGAACGGATCCGAGGAGAACTCTACCCGCTCGACACAGCGCCGAAGGAAGAAATCACGGGTGAAGTTGATCTCTTGCTTGATGCGGATGTCATAGCCGGCCTCACCGAGGCCATAGCTGACACCCTTCTCATAGATCTTGGTCCCCGCCATATCCTTGATAGGGGTGCGGAAGACCAGACTAACGCCGTTGATGACCATAGTGATTCCTAGCGTATGTGAACAAGCTTCCCGTGTGGCACAGTCTTGCCCCGGTTACGGATACAGACCCAGATCAATGGGATGTCGAAGGGCAGAGGCTCCATTGGATCGCACTCAAGATCCGAGAAGATGATCGCTGCCGTGGGTCGATGCTGGATGATGTGCTCTCGCACGCACTTCAGGCAGGTCCCTCCCCTGCCGATGATCTTGATCTCCTCGAAGGGATCATTCTCCTCGTAGGTGACCTCTTGTGTGATCCTGGTATCAAACTGAACCAGGGTCAGCTGGTGAGGGTTGTAGGTTTCCTTGACATACTTGATTTCAGAGTTGAAGCGGATGTTGTCCTTATCCGATATCGAGCCAGAGGCATCCTCGTAGTACATGAGGTGGCTCAGCTTTCCCTCATCCATGTGCCTCGAAGGGAGATACATGCCAGGGAAACGCCTGTTGGGTCGCTGCCAGGAGTAGTTCTCCTCGATCAGATCCCGCATGAACTGGTGCAGGAGCTGTTCCCAAGGCACGACAGGAGCCAGAAACTTCTTGAGGATCACCTCTACGTCGCCAGGGATGGAGCCAGCCCCACCACCGTTCAGCCTGGTCTGGTGAACGGCCCGGACGACGTTGTTCACAGCCCTGGCCATGTCCTCCTTGGACGGAGCTTTCATGTCCGACCGGTAGTTTGGGGGTGGAGGAGGATTCTCCTTCACCAGGTCGTCGTAGATGTCCTCCTCGACCCAACCAACATACTTTGGATCCATGCAGGCCCATTCAATTCCCTCGAATGAGTAGCCTTCAGCCTTCAGACCGAGGTTGATCTTATGGTCACAGGCAATGTTCCAAAGCTTGGGATCCCGATCCCCCATCCGGACGAAGTGTAGGAACCCTGGATGCCAGAGCTCGTGCATGAGCACGGTCTTACGGACTTCAGGCTTGAGCTTCAGGAAGAAATCTGGATTCCACCAGAGACCCACACCGTCAGTGGCAGCAGTGGGAAGAGAGCTATCCCATTGGAAGTTCAGGCTGCTCATCAGGGAACCAAGGAAGGCAGCATTCTTGCCGAGGAAGACACCGCTCTTGGTCTTATCCAACTCCCTGGTCAGGAAGCGCAGGTCTGGACCCAGCTCAATGGGGTCTGCCTGGCTCAGGACGGCACTCAAGAGACCTCCTCGTGAGAACCAATGAGAGGAAGCCAGCCGATCGGCTTGCCGCTACCCTCCGTGATTACGTCATGCGTCCAGCACCAGCCGGCAAACTGCCAACGATCCTCATCAGTGTTGCTTAGGTTGTTGAAGCCGATGGTCCAGCAGGGATCATCGCTGTCCTCAAAGCTGCCTTCATCGAACTCCACCAGAAGACGAAGCATCGTGCCGTCTCTTGGGGCGTCCTTCATGTCTTGTGGCATGGTTGGTTCCTAGTTGTAGATATACCGTCCCAGCTCACTCATTGCCTTGGCAAAGGCAGGATGCTGCCGGAGCTCAGGTTGACGAACCAGGGCAGAGCGGAAGAAGAGAATGCGGAAGGTGAGATCGAATCGGTTGGCGTAGATCGCCAGATCCCCGAAGTTCGCCTCTGTGACCTTCTCCATCATGTGGGCAATGGTGGCCCATTTGGTGGAGTTATCCGTCGGGACGAAGCATCCCTCCGGGTCAGCCAGGATCTGCTTGATGGTGACGAGGTTCTTGAAGACCTTGGTGAACTGGATGAAGTCCACTGCCACACCGGAGGTGATGGTTCCGGCATAGAGAGTGGCATCTTCCTCGGTCACCTCCTGATCCTGGATCAGACGGTTCATGAACTCCCAGGTCCGAGGGCAGCAGAAGGTGCTCTCGTTGTGATCTGGCCGGAAGTCCATCAGCCTGGACTCGTACTGGCTCAGATAGGCGATGATCCGGGAGTCGTAGCCCTCCTTGAGCGCCACATCCTCCAGCCATTCCCGGAAGCTCAGCTCCATCTCCAGGTGAACCACCCGAGACTGCATGGCAGTGGAGATCGGATTGACAATGGCCCGATCAGTGTCGAGGTTACCCGCAGCTCCGATGACCACACGCTCGTGGAGCCGGTGCTGTCCCACCATCCGATCCAGAATCAGCTTGTAGGAAGCCGCCTGAACTGCCTTGGAAGCCGAGTTGAATTCATCCAGGAAGATCAGCCAGCCCTGCTTGCCCTTCGGCAGAGGCGTGCTCTCGATCGGGAACAGCTCCTCGAAGGGGGCAAAGCGAGCCTTGCCGTTCTCGAACTGGGGCAGACCGGAGAGATCAGTGGGCTCAGAGGTGGAGAGCCGATGATCCACCAGAGCCAGGTTCAGCTCATCGGCGATGCTCTTGAAGATCGAGCTTTTGCCCATCCCAGGGCTGCTCTTCACAAAAGGAACCAGACCAGAGAAGAAGCAGCGAGTGATGTGCTTGCGGATCTTACGGGGACTGGCTCGGTAGAGATTGGTGGAACCGCTCACCGCTCGATCTCCTTCACGCTGTCCATGAGTTGGCGATCAGTGACGCCCATGTCTGCGATGTACTCTTCCTTGAAAGTATTCCCGATTTCCGCCATCTCCCTGGCGTGCCGTGGGTTGTCGGCTATGACCAGGTACAGCTTGTGAGCCACACAGGTCTCAAGCACATCGACTTCGTACAGCGGCATTGAGTATTGCTCCTTAGTTCAGATTGAGATCAGGGATTCCAGCCCGGATAGGTCTTCCTGACCCGCTCACGAGACTGGGCTTCCTTCTCATCGGCCTTGCGATCAGCGAAGTTGGCGAACCAAAGAAGAAAGCGGCCAAAAAGGCCGCCGTACACCATCGAGCCTGTACGGACCTTCTCGGCACTCTCTCGCAGCTCACCAGCGAGCTGCATGGTCTCTGCGTACTCTTCTCGGATCTTGCGCACTTCATCCGGGGTCATTGTGTGCTCCTTGGTTCAGGCATGAAAAAGGCCGGCCTCTTTCGAGACCGGCCTGGTTGGTTTGATCGGTAGTTTAGAAGAAAGCTGTCCGTCCTGCCGCGTCCAGCAGGTCTACCCTGTCATTTCAGGGAGCGTGGTGCGCTTCAATGAGAGGCGTCGGGACAGATTATGCTAGGTGGTCAGGTCATATTGGTTCGGAGATCCATCCGGATCCCTAGAGCCAGGCAGAGAGCTGCCAAAGGCAGGTAAGCCTGGTGTCTCTCTCCTAGGAGGAGCTGACGGATCTGCCGCTTGGGCACATTGAGCATGTGCGCCAGCTGATCCTCGGTGATGTTCTTCTCAGCCATTGCCATGAGGAGGATACCCCCGCTCCTCATGGCGAATCGCTTGGCCTCGGCGTCCACCATGTCTGGCGTGATGGTGACGGAGTGGATGGTGATCTGGTTATCGTCGTCGTCGGTTGGCATCAGAGGTCCCCTAACCCGGCCTCTCTAAGCTACCTCAACCCAGAAAACCAATCAGGGGGGTCTGACGTAATGGTCAGGCTGCCCACACCTCTTCCCAACTGCCCTCAGTGCTGGCCTTGCTGTACTCCGTGGCCCGTCCCTCGAAGAAGTTCTGATGCTCAACCGCGTTGAGCATCTCATCGAGCCAAGGGAGAGGATGCTTGTCAGCCGAGTTGAACATCGTCTCCAGGCCCAGCTGCTCCAGCCGGCGATCAGCGATGAACCGGATGTAGGTCTTGGTATCCTGTGCAGACAGACCCTCGATGTCACCCATCTCAAAGGCCAGGTCGATGAAGGCGTCCTCATGCTCGACCATGGTGGCACAGACCAGGTAGATCTCAGCCCGGAGTCGCTCCGTCCAGATCTCAGGGTTCTCCTGGATGAAGGTCCGGAAGAGCTTGATCATGGAATTGCAGTGCAGGGTCTCGTCCCGCACCGACCAGGTGACGATCTGACCCATCCCCTTCATCTTATTGAACCTGGGGAAGTTCATCAGGATGGCGAAGGAGGCGAAGAGCTGGAGCCCTTCGGTGAAGGCACCGAAGGCTGCCATGGTCTTGGCAATCTCGTGCTTATTCTCGACCGTGAAGCTGTGCATGTAGTCATACTTCGCCTTCATCTCAGCATACTTGAGGAAGGCAGCGTATTCAGCTTCAGGGATGCCAATGGTATCCAGTAGATGCGAATAGGCAGCGATGTGGACTGTCTCGATATTCGAGAAAGCTGCCAGCATCATCTTGACCTCAGTGGGCTTGAACACCGCACTGTACTTGGTCATGTAGCAATCACCCACTTCCACATCAGCCTGGGTGAAGAATCGGAAGATCTGGGTCAGCAGGTTCTTCTCAGATTCAGTGAGCTTGCCTTGCCAATCCTTCACGTCTTCGGAGAGAGGTACCTCCTCAGGCAGCCAGTGACTCTTCTGTTGGGTCAGCCAGGCGTCGTAGCACCATGGGTAGTGGAACGGCTTATAGACGGGATTGGCTTCAAGCAGGCTCGGCATTGAGGTGGGCTCCTTGGTTCAAGAAAAAAGAAGGCCGGCTTCCCTTATCCAGGGGAGCCGGCCGATTGGTTAATCAGAGGCTTAAGCGGTAACGGTGACAGTCCGGGTCGCAACCTTCGCACCATCCACCGAAGTGGCGGTGATCGTGGCCGAACCAGCAGCCACACCCGTGACCAGGCCCGAGGCGCTGACAGTGGCCTTGGTCGCATCACTGGTGGTCCAGGCCACCGCAGTGTTGCTGGCATCAGCCGGTGTCGGGGTGATGGTGAGCTGCTGGGTCGCCGCCACAGCGATGCTGACCGTGCCAGGAGCAATGACGATCGAACTCAGGGCCACATAAGCAGTGTCCTCTGCGATCGTCAGGCTCTGCATATCCTCCACATCGACCGCATACAGGACATCACGGACGTAGTGGTAGAGCACCTGCGGGGTGGTTGCGCCATAAACCCCTGAAGTCGGGGTATAGACGAACGTCCCTACTTTGGTGGAACCACCGGGGAGAGCATCCCCATTGGCCTGAACGGTGGCCGCTTTGGTCGTGGCATTCCAGGCAACCTGATATGTAGCCATGGGTTGACTATCCTTCCTCAAAGAAACAAACTGTCCGGAAAGGACAGCTTGTAACTTTTATCGTAAGAGGAGGACGGTATCTACAACGTCATTAGTTAGAGGAAGGATCCTGATTACCTTCAATCTCCTCCACTTCAAATTGGCAGTGAGTTATCATCACCGAACGGTCTCCTGGCCATTTCAAGGGATGCTTAGACACTTTGTATGTGCGCCAGGAGCCGTCCAGAGTTCCGCCTCCCCGAGCCAGGAGCCATTGAATGGTGTCCTGCATGGCCTGGGTGTCGTCAGTGATGCCGTCTCCTTTAGCACCGAACCAGGCAGGATCAGCTGATAGGATAATTTCAGTCATACTTCTGTCTTCCATGGACGAGTGATCCCTAGGGCTATGAAGAGGATCCAGACAGCGATCATGACTCTCCCTTAGCCTTGGCAATCTCTTTGCGGACCTCCGGCATGAGGGTATCAAAGACCCAGCGGGCTACATCGAAGTAGTCGATGTCCTTGTCGCTATCCAGGGTCTCTCCCCAGGCTTCCTCAATGCACTCCAGGAGCTGGAGCATGGAGGGAGCTGCCTTAGCCAGCTTCTGATAACGAGTACGTTCTTCTGCGAATATGCCAGCCAGGTATTCACGAGCCTCTTCAGTCGCATCCTCTTGACGAGAGAATTTCTTACAAGAAACTACAGTGACCTCTACTGGATCACCCGCACGACTCACAACCACAGTAGGGAGCCAACGTAGATAATCTTTTCCCTCTTGCATGGTTGCAGCGGGTTTGTATTCAAGTTCAGGGTCAAGAATCATCATCTTCTCCTTGGTTCAGCTGAGGGCGTAGTCGCTATCCAGGATGTCATTCGCCAAACTCGAATCGAGCTTACCGATCTTCACGGTACGTCCCACCAGCTGGCTCAGGATGAAGCTCAGCAGGTTGGATCTGGCGATTTCATAGAGCTGGCGATTGTACTGGGCTCGCAGGTCATTGCCGTAGCTGGGCAGGCACCTGAAGCAGTCATGCACCGAGATGATCTGGAAGGGTTTCTCGGGGAGGCTGTCGATCAGCTCGCGGATCACATAGGGATCTACGATCAAGATATTCGATAGTTTCAAGTGATCCAGAATGCGGGCAGAGAGATAACCCGAGGCGTGATAGTGATCCCAGAGGATCCGTACCATGCGGGCGTCAGCATCGTCCTGTGCTGCGTTGTTAGCCGTGCTTACGATCTTGGACGTGTCGAGTCTCTGCTCTGCCATCGCATCCAGCAGGCTGCGAATGCGACTTACTGTGCTTGGTTCATAGCTGCACCGACGCACCATCTCCCGGACGATCATCCCATCCAGAGAGTGGGTGACATTGGCTCCCAGAGACCTTCCCTCCTTGGTCGGGGCATTGACCTTGCGGTGGATATCGAAGGGCTCGTTCAGGAACTGCACACTCTCGGTCACCTGGTTCATGACCTTGCACTTCACATGGAAATTGTCCGGCAGCACCCAGTCATTGGAGAGGGCATCCGGATCCCAGATGGCCAGGAATGCCTGGTTCAGCTCCCAGCAGGCCGGAGTCAACTCTCCCATCGTCTCCTCGAACTTAGTCAGGAGTGCTTCTCCGAAGATCTCCTTGGGTTTCGCTTTGGAACCATAGAAGGCAGGGACACAGGCATCCTTGGCTTGCTGCCGGGTTACCTGGACCGCTGCACCCACCTTGGTTTGCAAGGTCTGCCAAATGTGGGTGTAAGCATCCTCACGGTTGCCCGTGTTCACCACATTACAGATCTCAGCAGCTGAACGATCGCCTGTTAGGCAAGCCAGGATTTGCAAGCCCGAAGCTGTGGCATCGAGAGAGATCGGATAGCCGATGGGTTCACTACGCTGCACCGCTTCCCATGCTTCAAGGCCAGCGAAATAGAGTGCTGGTTTCTCTGCTTGAGGCAGGAGATCGTACAGGTGGTCTTTGTGCTCCTCGAACCAAACCAGACGCTCATCCCAACTGATCTTGTCTAAGGCACTGTTGAAGTTTCCAGCGATGTCGATCTGGAGGTACTGCTTTCCCGTGAACGTCTGCATCGAGTTGCTCCTTGCGTTGGGTGGGATTGGTTCAGTCTTCTACAGGCTCGGCATAGATTTCAGGGGAAGCAACGATGCCTGTATCATCGACAAAGACATCTCCTGTGTCCCAGTCTGCGAGTTCACCGCTCTCATTGAGGGTGTGCATCTTGTCTTCTGCCTCTTCGGCGGTATCGGCCTCTATAATCTCTGACGCCGTTTCCCACCGGAGCTGGTTGATGGTCACCTTGAACTTAGGCATGTCTTTCTCCTTTGTTCAGCTACGCCGCCTCGAACCATTACTCGTTGGCTGATGAGCAGGTGCAGGGGTGTTATCAGCAGCGATGCAGATCACGTTGAGCACTGCACCCTGCTCCTTCAGGTAGCGATCCAGCCTGACACGCTCAGCCTGGCACTCCTCATTCGACAGGTGAACGATACCTGCGATGTCCCCTCTGGGGATGGTTCCCAACGGTAGGTTGAGAGCCAGGATAACAAGAACCCAGATCACGGAGCGATCTCCTCATCTTCTTTCAGTGGAAGCCCACCAATTTCCAAATAGGCTCCGGTTTCTTCGTTGAAGATGTTCAACTCCACTAGTGTCAAGCCACCATCGTCAATGGCAACGGAACTGGTGTCCTCCAAGGTTGCCATCCAAGTCTTCAGTTCAGTTACGCTGATCATTCGATTACCTCCTTATTCGAAAACTCGATCACAGCCTTGTTCCACTCATTGCCTTGATAGTTAACTTGATAGCCGACACAGTATGTGCGGCCTCTCTTGTCGTATTTGTGAGTGAGGTGGAAATGATCAGAGTGCTCCATGAGCACCTTCATCACATCCTTTGCTGTCCGGTCATACTTGCAGAACGCCTTCTTCCTGCGCTCATACTCTTCCCTGGTCTCTCCCTCTTTGGGTCGGTCCAGGTTCTTCCACTTGTTCTTCACCATCTTCACCACCTCTTCGTTGATGGTGAAGCGCACCTGGTTCAGCCTGTTCAGGTGATCCAGGCAGACATCCTCCTCATGGTGGTTCTGCTTCAGGATCACTGAGCCACCACCCATGAAGTAGCCGGTATCCCTGTTGGTTCGGATGGGCTTAGGCTCCACCACCATGGGCAAGGGAAACTGGAAACGATCCAGCTCCTCCTGGACATCAGCACTGATCTCGAACTTCACCACGAAGAGCTTCAGCTCCGGGCTCCAGTCAGCCAGGTCAGCCTCACAGGCCCGCTTGAGCATGTCCGCTGTGGTCTGGCCATTGCCGAAGTGGTGGTAGAGCAGCCCTACCATGGTCGAGAGATTGGCCCGCTTGTGGATGGCCATCTGAACCAGGAAGTCAAAACCGAAGGGAATGGGGATCCCCTTCTCGATGAAATAGGCTGAGAAATCGAAGTTAGGACAGTTCTGGAACTCAGCTCGGATCCGAGGGATGAGCTGGTTCTTGCTATAAAGCTTCTCAAGTTCGATTTGCTTGGCAACCAGCTTGGTTTGTGTCTCGGTAGTGTCCGACATGCTTGCTCCTTGGTTCAGCTGTGGAGACTCCACAGGTGTGTTCTCAGGGAAATGAAGTCATCGCTTGAGACATTGACCGGAATACGCTGTGTCGCCGCGAAGCGAGCCAGCTCCCTGACATTCTTCATGCGCTGGGCCTCAAGACCTCCGGTGATTTCGGAGATCCACGCATGTTCGGTTTCCCAGAGGTGCGAAGCCTCTTCTCTGGTCATTCCCTTGCCAAAGATCCGAGCCAGAAGCCCTGATCTAGGTTTGGTGTAGGTCTCGATGAAGCTCTCTCGATCTCCATCAATGCGGCGTTTGTGGCGCTCAAAGTAGAGATCACAGGCTTTGAGAACGTCTCTTGCGTCGAGCTCGGCGTAGGTCATGTGTGAATGGACCAATCACCACTACGGTGATGCCAGATCAGACCACCGACCATGCCCTTCTCCTCCTGCCATAAGAAGCTGGGAGCGGTATGGCTGTCAGGGCTGATGGTGATCTTGTGGTCTGTGCCAGGTTTGGCAGGACTCACGTCCCCATCCGGCCATACACACTCACGCTGCGGCAGAGTGGCTCCAAGTGCCACACTGATGAGCTGCATCATGGCAAGAGCGAAGTCTGCACCACGTCCGTGCTTCCTGGCGAAGTTCCAGCTGTCAGTCAGGTGCGCAGCATCGGTGAAGCAGATGGTCAACCTACCATTCTGATAGTCTTCACGGTGGAAGGGACGCTCCATCTTGAAAGGGAGCGCATCAAGTGTCTCGGTCACGGTGATCTCCTTGGTTCAGGTCGCAGACCAGTAGTGGTATCCAGCACCCAGAAACGGCTTCCAGCTCACATTAAAGGTGCAGTTTTGTGGAGCAGCAGCGAAGAGGCGTGCGATAGCCTCTTCCTCTTCGCGTCCAAGTTCATGTCCGATCTGAGTGACCTTAAACGTCAGCTCAGGATGGCCATGGGCATAGGCCAGAAAACCTTGGACGTATTGACTGATTCTGTGATGGGGCAGAGGTGTCAGATTTTGAGCCAAGAAGGGAATAGCGAAGCTGTTGCCCATGTGTCCGTAGCTAAACTTCATGCGGGCACCATGCAGATCGTAAGCAATTCTGGCGATACCCGAATCATGGATGCCACGTTCGTTAGTGGCGAAGACGAAGACCACCTTACTCATTACAGTGTCCCTTTAAGACCGTAGACGATAGCTGCCGTCCTCACGACGCTCAGCGAAGAGGAAGGCTTTCGGAGCCAGAGAAAGCACATCATCCTCGATGCTGGTCCAATAAGCCGCAGCCATATCCCCATTGCTGTGGATGCTCAGCTCCACATGACCATAGAGGTGTGTGGACAGCTGCCACTGGGTCAGATAGCCAATGGTGCTGCGGAATTCAGTCTTGGTCTCCTCGGATGGCGTGAAGTTCGTGCCATTGCGGAGAACGATGGTCCTCATGGTTGATCCAACTCCTTCAAGCGTTCACGGTAAGCCTTGTTCTCACAATGGATGCGCCACTGCATGAGCCCAACCATCAGACCAACGAGCACTGCACTGATGAGCAGTGAGATGCCGATCACCATGGTGACTATCTCCCCTTGGAATTAGAAAAGGGAGAGAGCTGGATGCTCTCTCCCTTGGTTCAGCACTGAACGGTGGGTTGGTTAAGCTTCGGCCGGCTCCAAGTCGAGAGCCCAGGCATATAGAGGATCAGTCTCTCCATCCCACTGAACCACGACCACCTCGAATGGGTAGTCTGAGGCTTCACTTCGCAGGACAGTGCCTGCATCGAAGCGCCTGGTGACGCCTGCACCGATAGGCTTAGGCTCACCAAGCATCTTCACACGAGCACCGTCCTTGAAGCGGGGTTTCATACTGCTCGTGCCTTCAGGGCAGCGATGCAAAGGGCTAGGGCGGGAATGGCGGCCCAAGCTTGCGACACCTCGACATCCGAGCCATCTCGAAGGGCGCTTGGGGCACAATCTGCAAAGTAAGGCGGCTTTGCGCTGCCATCGCACCAGTAGGTTGCCACTGTCCAAAGCCACCCCTCCGGCACCAGCGTCATCGCGTCGTCGATGCTGGAGGTGAACAAAGGTGGTGCCTCATAAGCGCACAGATCCTTGGGATCTTGCCGATGCCAGATACCAGAGCCGAACTCGAACCCTGCCTCGATCGGCCACCCATTCACCTCGCGCCAGATCTCGCCATCCAGCGCCCGATCCGGCCCTGTCACAGTCTCAAGCCGCTTGATGAGGTCATTCATCACTCGACTTCCTGGGAGAGGGCGGCGTGTGCTGCGGCGAAAGCCGCATCCGCGTACTCCTGCACGTGAGGGTCTTGCGCCACCTCATTCCAGAGTGGCTCAAAGTTTGCCCACCAAGCGGCCTTGTCCTGCTCTGTGTCCATGTTGCCAACCATCCAGACAGCAGCCATCAGCCGTTTCGTGAAGTCCAGCTCCTGCGTGATCTCTGCCGCACTCATGCTGCCATCTCCCACTCACCGGCTTCGAGGCGCTCCATACGCTCGACGAACTCACAGAGCTTCCGATCCATGCCTGGGATAGCCAGGTCAAAGACAGGGATCTCGTACTCATTGGCAATGCGGATGGCCTGGCCAGTGCCGCCATTCCCCTTCCCTTCAGGAGTCCAGCAGATCACCATATGCGCTGGCTCCAGGAGGCTACGTCCCAGCACCTGGCAGCCATTCCTGGCATGGAGCTTTCTGGCTCCGCTTGAGCATCGGTGCCAGGCAGGGTGATGCTTCGCAGCTAGGGTGAAGATCTCATTGGTCCACTCTGGGACGATGATCCGGTCATCATCCGTGGGTGCCCCATTGAAGCCAGCCCAGGGCACATAGATCTCCATCTCACCCTGGGCTTCATCAGCACCACGGCAGAAGGCCATATCAGCCCCATCAGCAAAGCCTGAGCGCAGAACCCATCTGGGTGCCAGCTGCCGGGCAATGCTCTTCATGATGGAACAGAAGAAATCAGGCGTCTCACGACTGCCGATACCGGCATAGATCAGGGTGTTACCCATGGTTCTAGCTCCTTCTTTGGGTGTGGGATTGGATGATCAGGTAGCTTTGGCTATGGCGGCCTTGCACGCCTTCCATGCCGGGTGCAGATCGGGATGAAGACCCTCAGGATCGTCAGGAGCAATTCGCTGGTACATGGCGTCCAGCTCATGGAGAGCTGCCAGCAGCTCAGGTGCAGCAGCGATCAAGCGGGCATTGGCCTCGCACTCTCTTTGAACGGCCTCCATGTGCTCTTCAAGACATGGGAAATCGTCCCATTGGAATACCTTGGCGACGACTACGTTCTGACTGGATACCTCTCCGTCATCATCCACTTCCCACGGTCCAGGCGTGTGTTTGGTACCCATATTCTTGGCTCCTCAGGTCTTAGGTTCTATTTCGCCAAATTTATCCTGAATCCTACTTTTAGTATTTAGGTTGAGTAGGAGTTGTGTTGACTATCGTTCAAATTAAAAAGGAGGAATCCCCATTAACTGGGGATTCCTCCTACTGGTTCAGTAGACAGTGGCGACCGTTGGCAGCTTCGGCATCACCACCGGCATCGTCAGTTCAAAACAGGGCTCGACATTGAAGCTGAGCGCCTTGTCAGGGGCACCATCCCGGAAGCTGTGGGAGATCAGGTTCAGCATCCGGTTGAGGTCGTCGAAATCGACAATCAAGCCATTCTCGACCGCAGTCTTCGCCTCACGGAGGCCCTTGAGGACCTCGATGTTGAAGTCCGTGGCGACATTACGCACGGCCTTGATGGCGTTGATCTTGTACTCGGTCTGGAAGGTGATCTTGAAGCGCATGGTCTGTGGTCCCTCGGTTTGAGTACAAGAAAAGGGAGGAAGATCAGTGCCTTCCTCCCCTTGGTTCAGGCTTAGGCCGCCAGCTTCAGCTTGCGAGCGAACGGATTGGCCGCCGGATCGACGACAGCCGCAGTGGCTTCGTTCACCCGACGCAGCTGGATGGCCAGGCCATTCTTCGGATCGAGCGCCAGGATGGTCTCTTCACCCGGCTCCAGACCCTTGGCCAGATCCATGATCTGAGCGTGCAGGTCATTCCGAGCCGCCTGGAACTGGGCAAAGCTCTCATTGCGAGAGTTGGTCTTCAGCAGCTCCTGAGTGTCCAGCGGGATACCCAGTGGCAGGCTGACAAAACGAACCTCGGTGGTGCCCTCTTCGGTCTGCACCTCGGTCTGGTAGCCGATGTTCAGCCAATAGACGGCCGGAGTCTGGTCCTTCTTGGCAGCCTGGTTGCCGCCACGAACCGGGAAGGTCTCATTGAAGGTAAGCGCCATGGTATTAGCTCCTAGATTGTTCAGGTTGAGGGATAGGGGATTCGCTCCAGCATGGAGCAACCAAAAAACAAGATGAGAAGAAACCAAGAGGGCTCTCTTAGAACCCTCCTACAAGGCACGGAGTGCCAAGAGATGACTAAGTAAAGGCTGCCTCATGAGCCTGCTCGCAGGCTTGGTTATTCTCAATCACCAGCACTTCGTCATGGATCTTGTGGATGAGATCCATCCATGGACCCACGCTCTTTGTATAAGAGCCTGTGGTAAAGTGCTGTTCAGTACGGCGAATCTCTTGCATCTGAGTGTTCACCGCCTTCCAGAGGAGCCGAAGCTCCTCCAGGCTGTACTTGTGGTGCATGGTATTCCTCCTTGGTTCAGTTCTCGCCACGGACTACGGATGTGAATCCCTCGGCGTATGCTTTCTGATACGGGTTTAGGTCACGATCATTGTCCATATACCAGACGGGAACTACTGTTTGATCCCTTCTGGCGTCTTCAACACCATCCATGAAGTGCTCGACCAGCATAGGCTCGGTCAGAGCACATTTGATGTCTTCACGAGCCATAGTTGATCTCCTTGGTTCAGATTGGATTACTTAATCCAGCCGATCTGGATGTAGCGATCCTCATACTCGGACCAGGCATAGATCCTGCCCTGAGGGTCAATCTCTGGGTCATCGAGGTAGTTCTGAGCACAGAAAGCCTGGATCGCCTCATCGCTGTCGAAGCGAGGTAGGCTGGCCCCTGGAATGGGATCAGCCTTGGGCCGGTCCTGATCAAGGCTGCGGACATCGGCCAAGAGCAGCTCTGTGAAGCCTGTCAGGATCCCCTGAGAAAGCTCCATAGCAGTCAAAATGTTCATGATCTGTTCTCCTGTTGGTTCAACGGGACCGACACCACAGAGAAGCCAGCCTTGGTGAGATCTTCCATGATCCACCGTGCAGCCATTTCATGGCTTTCGCCGGCTTGCTTCATACGACGAAGTGCAGCCACGATTATTTCTCGTGGGCTCACAGTCTTTCTCCTTGGTTCAATGGGATCAGGTGGTTAGCCACAGCCAGGCGAAGATCACAGCCGTGGCCAGAGCGATCAGCATCAGGGCATCGAGCATGTCTTCGAGCCTCATAGGGCTAAGAGCGGTCATTGAAGCGGACCACATATCGACGCTTCAGGTTGAAGCTGCACTGGTCCCTCCTGGAACCAGTGAGCATCAGCTGGATAAACCAGCGCATGAGGGGCATTAGTCTTGTGCCCGCTCAATACGGTAAAGGTCGTCAATGTCCTGCAAGGTCATGCCTTGGGACAAGTAAGACTCGATCTGATCGTCAGTGATCCCCCAGCACACTCGGATAAAGTTCCGAGTGATATTGGAAGTGATAGCGATCGAGACTGGGAAGCATTCCTCTGGGTCGAACTCCATTGGCTCAATCCTTCCCAGAATGAACGACCAGAGACTCAAGAATACGACGCAGCTGGGGAGAGATACGACGACGCATGATAGTTGCTCCTTGTCATCGAGGTTGAAGGGATTACTAAAGATTAGCAGCCAGCTGCTATCTGTTGGCAGACGGTGAGGTGATCCCTATTCCAGCTAGGGTCGTCCGAATACTCGGCGCGATACTCTTCAAGGATGATCAGCTGGACTGACAGCGTGTTATCCTCGATAGGGATACCCCATTCTTCAAAGTCATCAGCCTTGTCGAACATGCTCTCGAACGTCACAGCCATGATGGTCTCCTGAGTTGAGGTTGAAGGGATTACTCGGCGTATTCAGCAGCCTCTTCAGCCAGATACCCCTGGCCGTCCCGATAGCCTTGCTCGTAGTGCTGACGGAACTCAGGATCCGTGATCTCGTCTGCACGAGACGGCTCCTCACCAATGGCGTGACTCATGCCATCGGTATGGATGCAGTGGAGTTGCCACTGACGATAGTGATCAGCATCCTTGAAGAACTTGGGAACCATGATGGTCTCCTTGGTTCAGGTTGTTAGAGCCGGATCTGAGCCGGCCCATTGAAGCGGATGGTCATCTCGTCACCATTGAAGGTGTTGAGCACCTGGATCTCATTGCTGAGTTCGTAGGTGATGACATCCGACCAGTCGGTTACTTCCACAGGTCTGAGGACATCTGTGAGGGACTGTACAGCAGCAGCCCTGCACTCCTCCTTGGTCATGCCGTAGCGGTAGATGAAGACCACCTCGATCGACTTGACCGGCAGTGGAGAGTTCCAGATCTGGATCTTGGCCACAGCTTCGAGTGCCATGAGTTGAGTCCTTTCGACTTGTGTTGGAGGGAATGAGCATCCTCTCCATGGGTGGATAGGATTTCGGGAGAGTTTAGGATTGGAGGATGATGGGAAATGGATGGAGACAGGCTCAACATCCAAATTGAGGGAATAGAGATGATGGAGAGTTAGACTCTCCCATCACTCTCCTCCACCATCCCACTCTCTATGAGACGCGGAGCGTCTCTCTGCCTATCCAGAGTGGAAGTCTATCTATCCAGAGTGTCTGCCTATCCACAGTCTCCCCTCCCCGAAGGGGAGTCTCCCCCAGTCACCATGATGGTGAGCTGAGGGAGTTAGAGACTAAGCGGACGGAGCAGCCTTCTTACGGGAGTCGAGCAGCCTGCCGATACGGTCATAGGCGGCAGCATAGAGCTGCTGGTTAATTTCAGACTGGGAAGTGAAATCCAGCACTTGCTTCTTGCGCATAGCCTCTTCCATAGACTTCTCGTCCCGGAGTTGCTCGGTGAATGAGTCCATATCCACGGTGGAACGGGCATCCTGACGCTCTTGGGCATCACGGACATAGCGGTCCAGCATAGAAACACTGCGAACAGTGGTGTCCAACACCGAGGTAACGGCATTAGCAGCGGTACCAACAGTGGCGAAGAGGGAACCAACGGTCATACGAGCGGTAGCTACGGCCATTGTCTTGAACTCCGATAGGGTTGAGCCAAAGAGAAGGAGGACACAGACCTCCTACAAGGTGCGGAGCACCAGGCTTAGAGCCAACACAACAGGTGTAGAGTGTAAGATGGGGGTAGGTGTAATGGTGTAGAGATCAATGCCGGGGGGGTAGTCTCGGTGTAGAGTGTAACGGTGAACCAAACTGCTCTCGTACATCTCCATCAATTTCTCCCAGACCTTCCTCAAAAATATGCTGAGAATCTGGGCATATATGCAGGTTTCTTTGAGGAGAATCCTTGACGTGATCCACCCGGATCTGCCTATAAGTCGTTGATTCTAATTGGAGTTGTGCGGAGCCATAGGATCCTCTTGAGGATGGGTTCATCCCATTCTCAAGACAGCCTCTCCCGTTACCTCTTCTTCTTTTTAAGAAAGAGAGATTTCCCCTGGGGGTATCTGCCTCTGGAGGCCGAGATGGGTGGGCTTAGGCACGCCGCTCTAGGAGCTGGGGGGGTACATACGCCCTCAGGTTGAGGGAGGGCAAGTCACCTCTCCTTTATAGCTCGGCCATGAACTCCTTATCCCCTGAGAGGATCACCACCGGGCCAACCAGGATGTCCCGAGGGTCACTGGTTCCATGCCTGCGGGCAAGGGCATTGACCCAGAGGGTCTGGGCCTGGTGGTTGATGGGCAGCTCCTGGAGCTTGCCCTCCTCATTGCAGAGCGCCAGGCAGGGACGGATCAGCCCATCCTGGATGATGTTGTCGAAGCCGGGGATCGCTTCGAGGTAACCGCCGCCTAAGGCGTCCTTGAGTTCTGCAAGCTCGGGGGCACGGTCCAGAGCCACCAGGCGAGGAGCTGTCCCTGGATCCGGGGATATGATGAGCATCTGCCCACGCATGGGGGTGTGAACCTCCTTGGTTCAGGTGGTTGAGCTCAGGAAGAGCTTGCCGATGACGATGAGGGTCAAGCCGATGTTCGTGCCGACCATCCATTTGAGGGTGCTCAAGTCAGCCTCCACCTTGGCGATCCGGTTCTCGTAGCTGGCGACCTCCTCGGCCGCCTTCTGGGCCTTGTCTTGCGGCACGTTACCCGAGACCAGGGCCTCATAGAGATTACCTAGCATCATGGCCACGGGATGGGGTCTCCTTGGTTCAGCGAGCCAGGTGCAGAGCATCCGCCCAACGGGCCTCAGCCTCGGCGGTGCTGTAGCCCCAGAGGGCGCCGTGCATGAGCTGGGACATCAGACCGTCGAAGATAGCGGCTTCTCTTATATGGCTGCGGTCAATGGTGGAGCCCGTCAGGGGATCCTCGTCAACATAAGTAACGGCGATCTGGGCAAACCGACGAACCTCAAGCAGCAGGGCATCGCTCAGATCGCGCTTGAGGGTGTCGCTCAGGGAGAATGGGATGCCGTTGATGGTGACTTTGGTCACCGGCATGGATATGCCTCCTTGGCTCAAATACGAGAAAACCCCCGACCTCCGACGGGGAGATCGAGGGCTTTCGAAAGGTTCCGGGGGCTTTTCACCCAGCGGCGGGGACGGCGACCTACATCGACGGCCTCAGCCAGATGCTGCTCTCTGAGGGGAGTCCCCTGGCCGGGAGCGTTCTCATCAGCAGCGATCCAACGCGCGCAAGATGCCGCAGTTACGCTGCGATACACAACCCCAAACTAGATCCAAGTTTGAGAACAATTTCGTGATGTAGGGAATTGTAGACAAAGAAGAAGGGGGAGAGAGCGGCCAGACTCCCTCCCCCCTGCTTTGATTTTCAAAGCCTTCCCTTTGATAGCGCAGTCAGGTCTGCGGCTGATTCAGATCCCGGAGCGCGAATCCATCAGCTGCGGAAGTTATTTCCCCACTATCCGCTGGGGTCGGGCACACACGCCATCCAGGCGTACCCTCATATCTAATACGAGACGGTTCCTTGTCAATCATAAATTGTATGTCGCGTTGGCGATATTAACCCTAAAGGGTAACTAGACGATCCGATAGGGACACGACCGTGACCGTTACTGAACATGAGTTAGAGGAACGCAAGCTCGGAACGCGAGTTACTTTAGAGGAAGTCGAGAATACTATCGCCTCGGAGCACTACTTCACTGCTCTTGACGGCGCCCATGGATCCGGGGGCAACGGCCAGTACCAAGAGAACTGGGAAGTTCCGAAAAGCATCGAGGCCCTGGGCCTCCTCACCTTCTGCGTCCTGGTTCTGAAGAACGGCTTCACGGTCACCGGCCAGAGCGCCTGTGCTGACCCAGCGAACTACAAGCAGGACATCGGCCAGCGAATCGCTCGGCAGGATGCCATCAACAAGATCTGGTCGCTGCTGGGCTACGAGCTGCGGACCAAGCTCCACCAGGCTGAGAAGGCTGCCGCCCTCACCTGGCTCGATCGCGCCAAGCAGGAACGGGATCAACTGATCGCCAAGCTGTCGAAGCTGGTGGCTTTCATGAAGACCCCGGCTTTCAGCTACGTCCTGCCCGCCGATCAGAAGGATCTGCGCTGCCAGGCCCAGGCGATGAACAGCTACGCCTGTGACCTCGGCCGCCGCATCGACCGTGCCGAGAAGGCGAAGTCCTGATGCGCGACCCAGAAGCCTGGAACCAGGCACAGGAGCTCTTCGCGGAGGTCGCCCTCCTTGGCTCCCAGGGACGCCATGCCGAAGCGCAAGCCGTCCAAGAGAGAGCCAATGTCTTCTGGCTCCGGGCCTACGGTCGTGAGGCCAAGCAGTGATGCCCACCCTCGATGAGATCCAGGACGCCATAGCGGCGCATGAGACCAAGCGGGCTGCGGCCCGTGCCCTGGGTATCCCGGAGAGCACCCTCCGGCGTCGCCTGGCCAAGTCCCTTGAGAAGACTGCGGCTGTGGCCCCACCATCGGTGACCACCCCTTCTCAGGGCTTTGTCGTCAAGAAGCACTCGGCTTCCTACGACAAGCACGGCGACCTCAAGGGTCAGTCGATCACCATGGCCTCGGCACCTGGTGAGGTGTACCAGCCGCTGCCTGGTCACCTTATTAAGGGTGAGAGCTTCGCTACCGACGCTGAGGGCCGTCTGGTCCTCAAGTGGACCAAGACCCGTGATGGTGCCCTGGGTCAGGGCCTGGTCGAGGCGTTGCAGTCGGCCTTTGAGCGGTTCGAGGGCCTGGCTCCTCTGGTTCAGGCCCCGGACTACTCGGACGCTGACACCCACACGATCTACCCGCTCGCTGACCTACACCTCGGGATGTACAGCTGGGGGCGAGAGACCGGCGACGACTACGATGTAGGAATTGCGATAGCTCGTGCTCGGGCTGCCTATCGCTCGCTCATCTCCAAAGCCCCGCCCAGCAAGACCGCCACCCTGCTGAACCTTGGCGACTTCCTGCACGCCAACGACCAGAAGAATGTCACCCCAGCGTCTGGCCACCAGCTCGATGTGGATGGTCGCTTCCCGCAGGTGCTGGAAGCCGGCGCTGATCTGCTGCTGGAGATCATCGACTTCATGCTCCAGAAGCATGAGCAGGTCGAGGTAGTCATGCTCCCCGGTAATCATGATCCGGAGGTGGCCGTAGCCCTGCGGGTGGCGCTCCAGCTCTACTACCGGAAGCACGAGCGGGTCAGCGTCTACACCTCCCCTTCCCTCGCCTGGTACCGGCGCTTCGGTAAGAATCTCTGGGGCGCCACTCACGGCCATACCATCAAGCAGGGTGAGCTGCCCGGCATGATGGCCTGTGATCGTGCGAAGGATTGGGGGAACACCGAGTACCGGGCTTTCTTCACCGCGCACATCCATCATGAGCGTGCGGTCGAGAAGGCCGGTGTCCGGGTCGAGAGCTTTCAGACTCTCGCCTCTCGGGATGCCTACGCCACCAATGGTGGCTGGCGCTCCGGTCACTCCGTCCAGGCCATCACCTACCACTACGACGAAGGTGAAGAGAGCCGCACCAGGGTGAACGTCCTGGCCCGCTCGCACCTGCGCGGTGCCGCATGACCGAGCACGCAAAGCAAGAGCCGAGGCAGGATGTCTATGAGAAGGGCCGAGCAGCTTGGCGGGAAATGATCATCGCCCACTACATCGCCGCTGCCAACGCCACCAAGCAAACCGAGAAGGTGGAAGCATGAACGCCGTTGTCTGGCTCCTGCTTGGCTACGGAGCCATCAGCCTTGTGGTCACGATCGGTATCGCTCTAGCGCTTGGGAGGATGGGTGAATGAGCTACTACTTCGCACATCCGATCTCGGACTACGGCACAGGCTTCGAGGAGAAGCTGGTCGAAGCTCTGCAACGCTTTGGGCTCACCATCGAGAACCCGAACCAACCGCACCATCAGGAAGGCTATGCCAAGGATGGTATGGATTACTTCCTGGATCGGGTGCTGCCTGCCTGTGATGGCTGCGTCTTTCTCCCCTTCCCCGGTGGTCTCATTGGTTCCGGCGTAGCCATGGAAGTCGAGCACTTCCTTCTGCGCGGGCAGCGGGTGCTGGAAGTCGGACGTGACCCAGGCTTCGGCACTTTCCTGCTGAGCTGCACCGATCTCCCGGAATCCCGGATCCTCTCCCGTCAAGAAACCCGTGGCGTCACTCGGATGCTGCGCACCCTCCCGAATGGTGGCCGTCAATGAATCACATCGTCGATCAGCTCCCCTTCACGCCGTCCCCGTCTGCTGAAACTATCGCAGAGATCAAGCGCCAGTTGGCATCACAGAAGCCTACTGCCGTGGAGAAAGATCCGAACGGCATCGACGCACACTCCCCCGGTGCCAAGCTGGATGCCGGCAAGCCGATGGTCTCCCTGGTTCTGGGAGGCTTTGCTCGTGCCCTAATGGAGGTTGCCAAGGTCGGAACCTTCGGTGCGAAGAAGTACACGCCGAACGGTTGGATGAGTGTGCCGAACGGGATCGAGCGGTACTCCGACGCCCGTAGCCGTCACATGCTCTACGAGGCGATGGGCGAGACTCATGACCCAGACAGCAACCTGCTTCATGCAGCGCACGAAGCTTGGAATGCTCTGGCTCGCCTTGAGCTCATGCTTCGGGAGAAGGGCGCCAGCAATGGCTAGACGGGAGCAGTCCGAGATCCGTCGAGCCAGTGAGAAGCTGAGCTTCGATCTCACCAAAGCCAAGCTTGTCTTCGAGGACCACAACGTCATCCATGTGGATTTCACGAAGAAGAAAGAAGAGCCGTCCGGCTGGAAGACCCTGGAGAACGTCCGATGATCGACACCAGCAGCATGACGATGGGGGAGGCTGAGGCTTGTCGCAAGGGCCTGGCAGAGGGCTTCGAGCAGGCGAGGGAGAGGGCTATCGCCCGTGCCATATCTTGGACGGGCAGCAACACGCCAGCCGTGAACAACACGGCGCAGGTTATTGCCGACACCATCCGCACCATGGAGCCGCCGGCATGACCTTCCTGGTTCTGCTGTCCCTGATCGTCTGCAACGTCGAGAACGGCCAGCTTGGGGATGACTGCGAGAACCTGAAGATCCAGGCTCGCAGCTGCCCTGAGGCGGTGATCTGGTCCAGGGGCTGGATCCCTGAGGGCTATGTCGTTGTCCACGCCGAATGCATCGAGCAGCAGGTGGCTTCCCGATGATTAAGGTTGTCAGCATGACGCCTGAAGAGGCTGAGGCGTACCGCCTTGGCTGCGCTCATGGCTACGAGCGGGGGAAGCATGACGCGGCAGAAGCCTGCGCCGAAGAAGCCCTGATGAATCCTGAGGAGCTTGAGGAGGAGGTCTACAACGACGCGATTGCTGATTGTGTCCTGGTCATCCTTGCCCTGAGCTCGCTACAGCAGAAGACCCACTGATCATGGCTGACCCTCGTGACCTCTCTGAGCACTTCAACACGCAGCTCGACCCAGATCGGGAAGCAGCGTTCCAGAAGTGGGCGACGGAGAACAACCGTCTCCGGGATATGTATGACTATGACATGCGCGGAGCCTGGAGCCAGGGTCTGACCGGAGACGGTCGAGGGCATTTCCCTGACACCTTCAAGAAGCCCAATCACCCAACCTTCTCTGATCAGAGCCAGTACCACGGCCGAGACGGGATGCTGGGTGGTCAATGGTCCCAGCAAGATGGTCGAGACCATTTCCTCCCAGGTCCGGCGAATCTGCACTGGCAGTCCCTTGAGGAGCTCCAGGACTATTTCCGACGGGTCGAGCCGAATGGCGTGTTGCTGCCGCCCCCTGTGACACCGAACCGAGGGCGTTGAAGATGCTATCGCGTGAGATGGTCGAGAAGGCGTTGCCTGCCAATCTGAAGGTGGCGGCGACCCAGGCTCTGACCGACCAGATCAACAACATCGTCTCGGACCCTCTCATCGCTGAGCAGGTACGCTCGAACTTCCTCTCCTACTCGGGTGTGCTCCGGGACGGGAAGTTCAAGACCGAGGACTACCTGCACGCTGTCACCTACGTCAGCTTCAAGCTGATGGGGATGTCGAACCAGGACGCCTATATCCGCACCTTCCCGCAGCGGTACCAGGCTCTGGTTGCCAAGGGCACCACCACCAAGGACATCAGCGCATATGTCGCGGCATATGCCCGAGGCAAGCTGGTGAACATGATCCTGGAGCAGTCCCTGGTTCCCTCTTGGGTCCTGAACCAGGATCTCTACCAGAAGGCGCTCAACACCCAGGCCGACCTCATGCTGAACGCCAACAGCGAGAAGGTCCGCTCCGATGCCGCCAACTCGATCCTCACCCACCTCGGCAAGCCGAAGGAAGCCGGGCCTCTGGTGAACATCGACATGCGGGAGACCTCCGGCATGAACGAGCTGAAGACCCTCCTGACCCAGCTGGCTCAGGGACAGCGCCAGGCCATCCAGGGAGGGGCCTCTCCGAAGGAGATTGCCGCCCAGAGGATCATTGATGTGGTGTCTGAGGATGTGACCAGTGACGCTCATTAAGCAGGAGCTGGATGAGTGGCTGAACCAGGTCAGCTATGCCGAGCTCAACTCCCCGGACTACCTGCCGAGTGAGTTCGCCCTCACCTTCATGAACTTCATCAAGCTGGTGAACGGCAAGGAGGGAGAGAGCCATAAGACTCCCCCTGTCCATCTGAAGATGCTGGACAAGGTGATCTCACCTGGTTCCTACATTGCCAATCTCTGCTTCCGTGGAGCGGCGAAGACCACGCTCTTCATGGAATACTTCACCCTCTTCGTGGCGATGTTCGGCCATATCCCGGACTTCGGGAAGATTGAGGGGATGATCTACGTCTCCGACTCCATGGAGAACGGCGTTAAGTCTGCCCGGAAGAACATTGAGTTCCGCTACAACAACAGCGAGTTCCTACAGCAATGGATTCCAGAGGCGTCCTTCACGGACAACTATATGGAGTTCATTGGTAAAGAAGGGAATCGTCTGGGTGTTAAGATGTTCGGTGCCAAGACTGGACTGCGTGGCACCAAGATCTTTGGTAAGCGTCCGGTGATTGCCATTCTGGACGATCTGGTGAGCGATGACGACTCCAAGAGTAAAGCCGCCATGCTCGCTATCAAGGATACGGTCTACAAGGGGGTAAACCATGCCCTCGATCCGACGCGCCGTAAGGTTATCTTCAACGGCACGCCCTTCTCAAAAGAAGACATCCTCATCGAAGCGGTCGAGAGCGGGGCTTGGGACGTAAACGTCTGGCCAGTCTGTGAACGATTTCCATGTAATAGAGAAGAGTTTGTGGGCGCATGGGAAGACCGCTTCTCCTTTGATTACGTCCAAGAGCAGTATGACATGGCTGTGAAGACAGGCAAGCTTGCCGGCTTCTTCCAGGAACTCATGCTGCGGATTACCTCGGAAGAGGAGCGCCTGATCCAGGACGCGGAGATTCGCTGGTATTCACGGGCGCAGCTGCTCCAGCACATGGGTAATTTTAACTTCTACATCACTACAGACATCGCCACCTCCACCAAGACCACGGCAGACTTCAGCGTGATCTCGGTCTGGGCCTATAACCACCTGGGTCACTGGTTCTGGGTGGATGGGATCTGCGAACGCCAGGGCATCGACAAGACCTGGAATGATCTCTTCCGTCTGGTTCAAAAATACAAGCCCCAGCAGGTGGGCATCGAGGTCACTGGCCAGCAGCAGTCCTACATCAAGTGGCTTCAGGGCGAGATGATGAACCGGAACATCTGGTTCAACTTCGCCAGCTCCGAGAAGAGCGGTGAACCAGGCATTCGCCCAGTCGTGGACAAGCTCACCCGGCTCAACCTGGTTGTTCCCTGGTTCAAATCAGGAATGATGTATTTCCCTGAGGAGATAAAACACTCTATTATTATGGGACATTGCATGGGCCAGATCCGTCTGGCGACCATGAGCGGTCTGAAGGGGAAGGACGACTTCCTCGATACTATATCTATGCTTGGGTACCTGACCCCCTGGAAACCGTCTGAGGCGGCACCGTCTGTCACTCAGGAAGCCGATCCGTGGGACGCAGACACACCGGAAGCCGAGAAGAGCGGTCTGTCTTCCTACATCGTGTGAGGATCCAATGAGTTACGCACCCCTGGTGGACAGGATGGTCGGCAACGCTTTCCCTGTTGTGCGGGAAGTGTCCGAGAACCTGGATGAGATCAAGTACGTGGCCTCCAACATGGAGGCCATTGTTACTGTGGCTGAGCACTTCTCCGGGCTCGCCTCCCTTCCGAACCATGCAAATGACGCAGCAGCTGCCTCTGGTGGCGTGACCGTCGGTGGCCTGTATCGCAATGGCTCCGTGCTGATGGTGAGGGTGTCGTGAACGTCAATGACCTGTTCCGGGCACTATCCTTCGGGGAGCTGTCCAATCTTTCCATGTCCAACGAAGGTAACGGCACCATTACTGCTGCCGCTCAGCCTAAGATTATTCATCATCTGAACGAGGGTCTGCTGAAGCTGTATTCCAGATTCGTCCTCAAGGAGGATGATATTCTGGTCCAGCTCTATGACCATATTACCTTCTACCATCTCAATCCCCGCTTTGCCGTGAACTATGTTCCAGTAGGGGGGAGCGATGACGAAGACATCCGGTATCTGCTGGATATGCCTGGGGAGCCCTTCAAAGGGGACATCATCAAGATCCTGACGGTCTATGACAGCAACGGCTGTAAGCTGCCTTTGAATGATGATGAGCAGCCGCTCTCGCTCTTTACCCCCCAGGCAAACCTGCTCCAGGTCCCCTATCCGAAGAACGATATGGCTTTGTCTGTAATGTACCAGGCAAAGCACGACAAAATTCAGGGCGAATTGGAAGAAACCATTGAGCTACCAGATATTCTTTTAGAAGCATTGACCAACTTCATCGCTTATAAAGTCTACGGTAGCATTGGTTCCGACAACAGCACTGCCAAGTCCCTTGCGCACTACGCTGCCTTTGAGTCGGTCTGTAGAGAGGTGGAAGACAAGGATCTGGTGAGTACCAGTATTTCCACCTCGAATGCTCGTTTCCATAAGCGAGGGTGGGTCTGACCATGGGTATGCGGCCATCGACTGATTACTTGGCGGGTTACGATCCTTTGGTGGACCGTATGATCGGGAAGACCTTCCCTGCTGTCAAAACGGTGGCCGATAGCCTCGATGCGGTGAAATATCTCACCTACAATATGGAGGCCATTGTCGAGGTAGCAGAGAACCTGGGCAACATTACTGAAGTGTTGGACTCGGCCGCCGAGGCCGCAGCTGCCGCTACGGCAGCAGATACTTCAGCGGATGCCGCTGCCACCTCTGCGGCCAGTGCGGCAACACAAGCGGCAGCGGCAGCTGCGTCTGCGACTGAGGCCGCTATAGGGACAACCTTCACACAGACTGAAACCGGAGCGGTCACCAGGGTCCTGGCATCGAAAATTCGTCAAGACGACCCTGTGAGCGTTTTGGATTTTCTGACTGAGGGGGCGATCAACGACCAGATCGCGTTTGAGCGGGCATTCGCTACCGGCCGTCCAGTCATGGTGCCGTATCGAATAACCCCCTACATCCTGACCAGCTTCGTTGATCTGGCAACGGGGCAGGAAGTCTTTGGCATTGGCCGCCCGACGATCCGTGCCACCGGCCATGGTCGCATCTTCCGTATGAACGGGGTTACAGGCGCTCGTGTTCGGGGACTAATTCTTGACGGCAACAAAGATGGTGTGACGACGCGGGGCGGTCCCGTCCTCATGCAGAACGCGACGAACTGCGTGGTAGAAGACTGCGACATTCTCTATGCGTCCTCCACCCTGTTTATCACCAGCACCAGCACGGGGAATGCATATCGCCGCTGTCGGTTCCGGGACGGCTTCGCAGGCGGCGTCGGCCTCGTCGGGGCCAATGTCTCGCGTAATACGGTGCAGGATTGCGAGTTTAGTTGGACCGGCGGCTTCGGCGTTGGCCTTGAGCAAGGCGCCCACCGCAACCTGATTATCGGCAATTGGTGTGACCGGAACCAGATTGAGCTGATCGGGCTCAACTACTCCGCCCACCATAACCGTATCATCGGCAATCACGCTGAGGGGTGCGGGGACAACGGCATCAGCATCACCGGCTGGGCCAATGTCGTCACCGGCAACACGAGCTACAAAAACCGCGACCACGGCATCTTCGTTTTCGGCCGGGAGAACACCGTCACGGGGAACTCCTGCATCTCCAATGGTCAGGTCCATAACCCGGAATTCTGGGAGTATGATCCAGACGGCGCAGCCATCCGCCGCTCTGGGATTGGTATCGGTGCCTCCAGCGGCGGCACAGCGCAGAACAATACAATCTGCGGCAATCTCTGCGACGACGATCAAGACGTTAAGACGCAGGATTATGGCATTCGCATTGATGCCAGCAACTTCAGCGCCTGGGCTGCGGCCACGTCCTACACGACGGGTAATATCGTCCGCCACGGCGCAAATGTCTATCGGGCGACAGCGGCCGGCACTTCCGGGACAACGGCCCCAACGCATACCAGCGGTACCGTTGTCGTTGATGGGGTAAGTTGGGAGTTCGTCGCGGTACTCAATCTGGGGTCCGCCGAGCCAAACGGCAACTTCATTTCGGGCAACCGCATCTATCGCTATGCCACCGCCAAATTTAGCGACGGCACGAGTAGCGGCAACAACGCGATCTACGATGATGACCACATTGATCTATGGTCTCAATCCCCCGCCACAAACAATGTGGTAGGCGGATTCTCACGCAAGGTCTCTCTTTGGACGAACGGGCAGAGCGTCGGCTACGGCGCATTCAAGTTCCACTCGAATAACCGCGTCTATCAGGTGACTAATGCCGGGGGTACCTGCGCAAATCCACCTACGCACACTACCGGCACGGTAACGGGCGCGGACGGCATCGCCTGGGCGCATATCGCCCTTAGCCAGCGGATCACCTCCATTGATCTGACCACTGCGGATGTGCGGTTCGGGATGCCGACTGCGCACGCTGTCACCGGCACCACCACAGGATTCGTGATGGATTTTACTGGGAACGGTTCACCGGAAGGCGTCGTAGCTGCGCCTGTAGGTAGCCAGTACCGTCGTGCAGACGGCGGCGCAGGTACGTGCCTTTACGTCAAAGAGAGCGGGACCGGGACCACCGGCTGGGTAGCCAAATGATCTCCAATTCTTGTGTCGGAGCATAAAGAGTCATGGCTATTCAGCCTTACGTGCCCTTCGAGGAATTCGTCTCCACAAACCAATGGGAGACGCATTCCAGCCAGATGGTGTCGCCTGATCCCTTTGCGACGCTCCTATCAGAGCTACCTTCCCTTGGTCCTGTCACGGCTCCGAGCAAGCTGGTTGGCTATAAGGGCTCGAATCCTGGGATGTTCGAGGTCAGTGACCTGCACTCCTATATCGGAGACGCGCTGACAACGGAGCTTCAGACCTATCTGGATGCTGAGCTGCTGGAGGCAACAACTGCGCTCCAGACAAGCCTGGACACTCAGATTGACGCGCTTCAGGTTGAGGTTGACTCTCTTCAGACAAGCTTTGAGGCACTTCAGACCAGTGTAGATGCGGATCTGGCGTCGCTCCAGACGAATGTAAACTCTCAAATCTCGACGGCGACTTCATCGCTTCAGACCTCTATCAATGATGGGCTGGACGCTTTGAGCGACGAGATGGATGCGTCGCTGGCAACGCTGACAGGCAATGCCTCGGCGGCTTCTGTGACGGCCGCTGGTACCCCTACATCTCGTCTATTGAGCGCACGCTTTGCCGATACGCTGCACGCTCGTGATTTCGGTGCAGTCGGTACTGGCCTGGTCGATGATGCAGCAGCTATCCAACAAGCCATCAACACACTTGAGGCACGGGGCGGTGGCACCCTCCTGTTCGGGCATGGGACGTACCTGCTCAACAGTGGTGTGCGTGTTCGTAAATCCAATGTCCGATTGCTGGGTGAAGCGGGTGGCAATCAACATGACGCATTGAGTGCCACCTCCGATTTCTGCACCAGGTTCCTTTGGGGCGGTGCCAATGGCGGTACCATGGTCACCGTCGAGCCAGATGCGAATGTTCTGGGTCAGCGGGTTTCTGGTGCTGCGGTCAAGCGGATCGCCTTGACGGGTAGCAATGGAACCACCCGAGCAGGGACGGGCCTTCAGGTTCGATCCTGCTTCCATGGTGATTTTGATGTCTACGTCGAGGACACCGCGGTTCATGGGGTTTATGTCGGTGTCATTGATACGCTGGGGGAGGCTCGGGATACCCAGCATTGCCGGTTCTGGATCCAAGGAAAGCAAGTTGGCACTGCGGCCGGGACGATTCTGACCCTGGATGGTCAGGAGGGTGCGATTCTTCCGGTGGAAGCGAACACCAGCTTCAATGTGTTCTACGATGTGTTCGGGCTCTACAAATTCAACACCGGACTGCTGCTTTCCAACGCTGACAACAACCTCTTCCTGAATACCCGGCTGTTCCGCTTTGGCGGTGGTACGGGTGTGGGTGTTGTCCTGTGTGCTGGCGTCGATGCCCTACGGACTGCCCGAGCCAACAGGTTCTATCAGCTATCTCCCGGCGCTGGTGGGGTTATTGCCCAAGGTACCGAGGTTGCGGTCATACCCAGCAACCGGAATCGCATTGACAGCTACGACACTGAGAACACTGCTCCGCTGCCTTTCTATGGGGCAGGTGCTCGGCTGTTCATGCGGGACGACAATGGCGTCTTCGACGAGTTGAGTGCGTCGTCTCCCCAGGCGGCGGTTACCGTTCATAAGGTAGAAGCAACGCACAGTGGGTTCACCGGGGATCTGATACAGACTACGGCGACCCGAGCTGCAAGTACCGGGTTCCTCCACCTGCACGCCCAGACTGATGCAGGCACGAACAACAGCTTTCTGCTGCGTGGGGATGGCAATGCCTGGTGTGATGGAGCTTGGACCGGCGGAGGAGCCGACTACGCAGAATGGATGGAATGGGAGGACGGCAATCCGTCCGAAGAGGATCGTCGGGGTCTGCCGGTGGTGTCTGCTGGATCCAGCAAGATCCGTCTGGCAATCGAGGGTGACCCCCCTACTGCCCTGATTGGAGCAGTCTCAGCCGTGCCTGCCGTGGTTGGTAGCGGAGATACCCTGCAATGGCGGGGGAAGTATCTCCGTGATGTCTACGGTTCTCTGGTTCTGGACATAGCAGGAGAACGGGTACTCAACCCGGACTTCGATCCCGAGCTGACTTACACCTCACGGGAGGACCGTCCCGAGTGGTGCTTGGTCGGCTTGCTGGGTCGCTTGCGTCTTCGTACTGGCACTCCCCGAGGAGACCGCTGGGTATTCCTGGGAGAAGTCGCCCCAGGTATCGAAGAATGGTTGGTGCGTTAGTCTCTGAATAAGGACTAACCCCAATAGAGGTAACTTTGGGTCGTAGTGGAAGACCAGTTACTGGTTCCACCACCTCCTAAACATCATGCAAAGCAACACCCTCTCTGGCTTTAGAGGACTGCTTTATTCTATCACTGTTCCAAATACACCCCTCCCCTGAGGTATCCCTGAGGTTCGACCAATGGCTGAAATATCTGCGCGTGAGTTCGGCCAGCTTGAGACTGAGGTGAAGCATCTCAGAGGAGAAGTGGAGAATCTGGTCAAGACCTTGGACACTATGGCCGGACAGATCCGCGAAATGCGGGATGCCATGGCTCAAGCCAAGGGTGGTTGGAAGACAGTCATGACTCTGGTGTCAATCAGCGGCGCCATCGGTGCTCTGATCGCCAAATTCTACCCTGCTCATTGAACAAACAGGGGAATACAGATGCCTGACCTTGCTGCTGAAAACCTTCTCAATGTTCTAGGGAACATTGAAGCCAAACTTGCCGCATTCGCCGGAGTTGAACTTATGATCACAGGATCTGCTCGAAAGCAGCTGGATGTTTTGGAGAGCATTGATAGTATCGCTCAACGGCTTGCGGATGAAGGTGCTCCTGATCGGAGCCATCCTGGTTATGTCAGTGGTAGGCGGTACGGCCCGCTTCTTACGCAGTCGCTTATCAACAATGCCGCTGTTACAGCGAATACGTTGTACGCTCAGTACACGTCGATCCTGCATCCTGTGACCATCTCAGGATTATCACTGCGGATTGGCACGGCCGTCGCAGGCGTCAGCGGCAAGATGGCGATCTACTCGCTCGCAGGCGCCAAACTGGCCGAGATCGTCAACGACATCGACATGAATGGGGCGGTGGGGGCGGCGGATGGGTTGTTCTCAACTAATCTGACCCTTCCACCTGGTATGTACATCACCACGGCCTGCTTTAACGGTGCGGCCCAACCCGGCACTTGGGCGCACAACGTTATCCAGGCCGGCGGCTTCGCCTGGTACACGGGCGGGACCACGTTCTCGGGAATCTCGACTAGCGGCAGTTCGTCCCGGCTGACCGCCGCTCTCACTTATGCAGCCGCCAACAGCTTCTTCCCGGCCGCACTGCCGTCCCTGGCCCCAGGTACGGGGGCGCCAGGCAGCCCGTACATGGGCTTCATCGTCGCCTGATGCACTGAAGAAGAGGACTCAGCATGAGTGATCTTACTGGTATGGGGACGCTGGCTTCTTCGGTGAGCAGCGTCATTGATAACGTCATGGCTCGCCTTTGGCCGCGTCCTGAGGACCGGGCCAATGCCGATGCTATCAAGATGCGGGCTGAGCTCGAAGCCACCATGGCGCCGATCCAGGCCCAGCTCGATGTGGCGAAGATCGAGGCTGCCAGCCCTCACTGGTTCGTCGCAGGAGCCCGGCCTTCCATCATCTGGGTCGGTAGCCTGTCGCTGTTCATGTACTACGGCATTGGCTCGGCCGTGGGCATTGGCTTGTGGGCCTATGCCTGCATCTCCGCTGGTGGCCTGGTTCCCCGTCCTGATCTCGGCCTCGATGACATCATTGGTCTGATTGGACCGATGCTGGGTGTCTCTTGGCTCCGGAGCCAGGACAAGCGGAACGGCGTCGCCACTCAGTCGGTGCGACGCTGATGATCTTCCTCCCGGCTGCCCGGATCTCCACTGACCTGCTTCGGGCAGTGGGGGCCAATGACATCAATGCCCGGCTCTATGCCCCCCTGCTGGACGAAGCACGGATCGTCCCTGGGGACAGCTTCAACACCATCACCAGCAGGCAGGGTATCGCCATGCTGGTGTGCCAGTTGGCGCATGAGAGCAGTCACTTCAGCACCCTCTCAGAGAACCTGAATTACTCGGTCCAGGCCCTTAAGACCGACAACCGGCGGAAGTATTTCACCAACGCCCAGGCCGAAGCCTATGGCTATGTCCGAACCAGTGGAGGTGTCTACCTCCATCGGGCAGACCAGAAGATGATCGCCAACCTCTACTACGGTGGTCGTCTGGGCAATCGTGGTGTGGATACCGACGATGGCTGGGTGTTTCGGGGTGGTGGGCTGATCCAGCTCACCGGCCGAGCCAACTTCACGGCGTTCGGTAAGGCCATTGGCAGGACCCCCGAGGAAGCAGCGGCCTATGTCCGTACCCCTCAAGGCGCTGTTGCTTCGGCTCTCTGGTTCTGGCGGACCAATAATCTTCTGATTCCGGCCAGTCGTGGTGATGTCGTCGCCTGTACCAAGATCATCAACGGTGGTGACGCTGGGCTTCAGGAAAGAAAAGAACTCTACAAAGCTGCCCTCTCTGCGCTAGGGTAACTTTAACGCGACTTGAGGAATGCTTTACATGGACGGAATGCAGTTTCAGCGAAGTGAGGCGTCCTCTCAGAAGCTGACCAGCTGGAAGAAAGAGCCCTCGATCCAGCAACTGAAGCAGGATCTGGAGGCGGCTACACCTGCCCAGCAGGCACAGGTTACCCGGATCCAGCATTGGAACGACCTGATGCAGGTTCGGGGAAGTGCGGCTGCTCCCAAGAACAAGGGGCGTTCCTCCGTCCAGCCCAAGCTCATTCGTCGCCAGGCTGAGTGGCGTTACTCGGCCCTGACGGAGCCTTTCCTTGGTTCCAACAAGCTCTTCAAGGTCAGCCCCACCACCTTCGAGGATGAGGCCGGAGCCAAGCAGAATGAGCTGGTCCTGAACTACCAGTTCCGCACCAAACTCAACCGGGTGAAGTTCATCGACGACTATGTTCGGGCCACCGTGGATGAAGGCACCAGCATCGTCCAGGTGGGTTGGAAGCGGGTCACCGTCCCGGTCAAGGAGATGGCTCCGGTCTGGACCCACTTTGAGGTCACTACCCCCGAGCAGGCTGAGCAGCTCCAACAGGCTTTGGCACTGAAGCAAGAGAATCTCCGGGGCTTCGAGGAGAAGGCTCCTCCGGCTCTCAAGGAGGCGGTGGCCTACTACGAGGAGAACCAGGTCGCCACCGTGGCGGTGCAGACGGGTGAGCAAGAGGTCACCGTCGAGAAGGTTATCGAGAACAAGCCCACTCTTCGGGTGATGAACCCGAGGAACGTCTTCATCGACCCCTCCTGTGAGGGGGATCTGACGAAGGCGATGTTCGTCATCGTCTCCTTCGAGACCTATCAGGCCGAGCTGAAGAAAGAGGGCAAACGCTACAAGAACCTCGATAAGGTCAACTGGCAGGCCAACACTCCGATGAGTGAGCCGAACCATGAGACCAAGACCCCGGTCGAGTTCAATTTCAACGACCCTTCCCGCAAGAAAGTGGTGGCCTACGAGTACTGGGGTTTCTACGACGTAGAGGGCAACGGCAAGCTGGTGCCCTTCGTCGCTACCTGGATCGGCGATGTCATCATCCGCATGGAGATGAATCCCTTCCCGGACGAGGAAGTGCCCTTTGTGGTGGTTCCCTACCTGCCGGTGAAGCGGGACCTCTACGGCGAGCCTGATGCCGAGCTGCTGGAGGACAACCAGAAGATCCTGGGTGCGGTCACCCGAGGCATGATCGACCTGCTGGGTCGGTCGGCCAATGGTCAGCAGGGCTTTGCCAAGGGGATGCTGGATCCGCTGAACCGTCGGCGGTTCGAGGATGGTCGGGACTATGAGTTCAACCCGAGTGTCCATCCCGCCAATGGCCACATCGAGCACAAGTATCCCGAGCTGCCGCAGAGCGCACTCCTGATGCTGAACCTCCAGAACCAGGAGGCTGAGGCCCTGACAGGCGTGAAGAGCTTCTCTGGTGGCGTCTCCGGGGAAGCCTATGGCGATGTGGCGGCCGGTATCCGAGGTGTGCTGGACGCTGCCTCCAAGCGGGAGATGGCCATCCTCCGTCGCCTGGCGAAGGGCATGACGGAGATCGGCCGCAAGATCATCGCCATGAATGCCGAATTCCTCTCCGACAAGGAGGTGGTCCGGGTCACCAACACTGAGTTCGTCGAAGTGCTCCGGGAGGATCTCAAGGGCAACTTCGACCTGGAAGTGGATATCTCCACGGTCGAGGTGGACAACGCCAAGGCCCAGGACATGGCCTTTATGCTGCAAACGGTCGGCCCCAACATGCCGGACCTGGCGCAGCTGATCATGGCCGAGATTGCCGAGCTCAAGCGGATGCCGGCTCTGGCCCACAAGATCGCTACCTTCAAACCGCAGCCGGATCCCCTGGTGGAGCAGATGAAGCAGCTCGAACTGCGGAAGCTCCAGGCCGAGGTGTTGGAGCTGGAGAGCCAGGCACAGCTGAACCAGGCCAGGGCACAGGAAGCCAAATCCAAGGCTGATATCCAGGATCTGAACTTCGTTGAGCAAGAGACGGGTACGACACATGCCCGAGAGTTGCAGAAACAACAGGCTCAGAGCCGAGGTAATCAGGCTCTGGAAGTGACCAAAGCCCTCACCAAGCCAGTCAAAGAGGGTGAGAAGCGCCCTAAAGTTGAAGAAGCTATTGGTTTCAACGTACTCAGTGATAGACTGGAAGCAGTTATATGAGGTAGTGCTCTTCTACCTACTGAGTAGAAGAGTCTCTACTTTAGTAGAGATAAGTAGAAGCAACCCTCTCGCCTACCAAGGACCAATCAGCAATGTCTGAAGTCATTTCCCAGTCTGTCGAGCTTGAGAACCTGAAGGACAAGTACAAGGCGCAGATCGAGCTTGCCGCAATGGCCCGCAAGCTGGAAGCGAATCATGAGTTTCGTAAGGTGATCCTCGAAGCCTTCTGCCGTGATGAGTGTGCTCGCTATGCCCAGGCTTCCGCCGATCCGGCGCTGAAGGCTGAAGAGCGAGCTGATGCCATGGCTCTGGCTCAGGCTTCTGGTCACCTGCTGCGGTTTCTGCATGTCACCAGCCAGATGGGGCTGTACGCCGATAACCGGATGCCTGAGCTGGATCAGGCCATCGTAGAAGCCCGTGCTGAAGAGGATGCTCGGTAATGTCCGACTTCCTCGGCATGTCCGATGAGGATTTCCTGAAGCAGAATGCTCCGGAGGCTGCCCCTGAGGGGGCAGCTGCTTCCACTGAAGGGAACATTCAGGCAACAGAGACGCCTGCTACCGTCGAAGGTGATGGGGAAGACTCCACCGCTGAGGGGACGGTAGCAGCGACCACTGAGGCAGAGACCTCTGCCGAGGATACGACGACCCAGCCGAATGAGGACGAGCCTAAGGCTGATCTTCCTGGTTCCACCACCCCCGAGACGACCGAACCTAAGACCGAGGAGCCTAAGACTGCGGCTCCCGGTGACCAGGTTAAGCCGCCTCAGGGTGAGACCCAGGAAGCCAAGCCCACTGAGGCGCCGGACTACGAAGGCTTCTACAAGCAGATCATGGCCCCGTTCAAAGCGAACGGTAAGCAGATCGAGCTGAAGTCCCCTGCGGAAGCGATCCAGCTGATGCAGATGGGGGCGAACTACACCGCGAAGATGCAGGCGCTTGTCCCGCATCGGAAGGTGCTCCTGATGCTGGAGAACAACCAGCTTCTGGACGAGAGCAAGCTCTCGTTCCTGATCGACCTTCAGAACAAGAATCCTGAGGCGATCAAGAAGCTGATCAAGGACTCCGGCATCGACCCTATGGAGATCGACACTTCTGTTGAGCCAGCCTACCGCGAAGGCAATCACCGGGTCACTGATGAGGAAGCGAAGTTCCGCACGGCACTGGACGATCTGAAGTCCAACCCGACCGGGACGGAGACGCTGAAGGTCATCAACACCGACTGGGATCAAGCCAGCAAGGATGTGCTGTGGGGCTCCCCCGAGGTCATGCAGATCATCCACCAGCAGCGAGAAGTGGGCATCTATGACCGCATCGCCGCTGAGATTGATCGGCAGAAAACTCTGGGGCGGATCTCTCCGGAAACTCCCTTCCTACAGGCTTACAAGACCGTAGGAGACCAGTTGGTCGAGGCGAATGCCTTTGCCGATCTGGTGGATAAATCCACTCCTCCCGCACCGCAGCCAACTGTTGTCGCCACTCGGGTAGCGGCTCCCAAGCCGACTGTCTCGAACAGCGACAAGGCAATTGCGGCTTCCCCCACTCGGACCACGCCCAAGACTGCCAAGGCCGTCATCAACCCGCTCGCCATGAGTGATGATGATTTCCTGAAGCAGATGAATGGTCGGGTCTGATCCCGTTGAGACCCTTCAAGGAAAGTTAGGACAATGTTGAACTACAATGCTCCTGCCGATGGCTCCAAGAGCTCCATCGACAGCGCCAGCTCCGACCAGATGCACACTTTCTTCTGGCTGAAGAACGCGATCATCACTGCCCGCAAGGAGCAGTATTTCTCGCCGCTGGCTTCGGTGACGAACATGCCGAAAAATTTCGGCAAGACCATCAAGGTCTATGAGTACGTCCCGCTTCTGGATGATCGCAACGTCAACGACCAGGGCATCGACGCCTCGGGTGTGACGATTGCCAACGGCAACCTCTATGGGTCGTCCAAGGACATCGGCACCATCACCTCGAAGCTGCCGACGCTGACTGAGAATGGTGGTCGGGTGAACCGGGTGGGCTTTACCCGTCTGGAGCGTGAAGGCTCGATCCACAAGTTTGGCTTCTTCACCGAGTTCACCAAGGAGGCGATGGATTTCGACTCCGACGCTGATCTGATGAACCACCTCTCCCGTGAGCTGATGACGGGTGCGGTGCAGCTGACCGAAGCGGTGCTCCAGCGTGATCTGCTGGCCGCTGCGGGTGTGGTGCTCTATGCCGGTGCGGCTACCGACGTTGACGAGATCACGGGTGAGGTTACCCCGGCTGCTGGTGAAGTTCCGGAGATCCCGGCCTCCATCGTCACCTATCGGAACCTGATGCGTCTGGATCAGATTCTGACCGACAACCGCACGCCGCGTCAGACCACGGTGATCACCGGCTCTCGCCTGGTGGACACCAAGACCATCCCGGCGGCTCGGGTGATGTTCGTTGGTTCCGAGCTGGTGCCGCTGCTGAAGGGCCTGACTGATCTCTTCGGCAACAAGGCGTTCATCGCGGTGCAGCACTACGCTGACGCTGGCACGGTGCTGAATGGTGAGATCGGGACCATCGACGCTTTTCGCATCGTGCAGGTGCCGGAGATGCTGAGCTGGGCCGGTGCTGGCGCTGCGGTAGATGACAACCCCGGCTACCGTTCGACCACGGTTGGCGGCACCGAGAAGTACGATGTCTTCCCGATGCTGGTGCTGGGTGACGACTCCTGGACCACGATTGGCTTCCAGACGGATGGCAAGTCGGTGAAGTTCAACGTCATGACCAAGATGCCGGGCAAGGAAACCGCGGATCGCAATGATCCCTACGGTGAGACCGGCTTCAGCTCGATCAAGTGGTACTACGGCATCCTGATCAAGCGTCCTGAGCGCATTGCCGTCGTGAAGACCGTCGCCCCGGTCTGATCTAACGGGGGAGGCTTCGGCCTCCCCTTCTTTCCTCAAGGCATATGGAACCAACATGAGCGACGTTCTGACCCAGACCGAAGACCAGTCTGCCAATCTCCAGGGTGATGAGCTTGCCCTGCTGAAGCAGCGCGCTCGGATGATGGGTATCGAGTTTTCCAACAACATCAGCCTTGCCAAGCTTCGGGAACGCGTCCAGGCCCGGATGGAAGGCGAAGACGAGTCCAACTCTGAGCAGCCTGTGCAGGCGAACCCCCTGGCAGGGGAGACCCAGCCTCCGGCTAAGAAGCGCAGTCTTCGCCAGATGCTGGTGGAGAAGCAGATGAAGCTGGTCCGGTTGCGGATCACCAATCTGGATCCAAAGAAGAAGGATCTCCCTGGTGAGATCATCACCGTGGCCAATGAGTATCTTGGTACGGTTCGGAAGTTTGTCCCGTATGGCGAGGTGACGGACAGCGGCTACCATGTCCCCTACTGCCTCTATCGGTACCTTGATAACCGCAAGTTCCTGAACATCCGCACCTCCAAGCGCAATGGCCGGGAGCATGTGGAGCAGACCTGGGCCAAGGAGTTTGCCCTGGAGGTGATGCCGCAGCTCTCCAAGGAAGAGCTTGCCCGTCTGGCCAATGCCCAGGCTGCGGCAGGCAGCGTTGGGGACTGACCCGTAGACAGTTCCAAAGACCATATGGCCCACCAGGTTCCTTGTTGAGCCGGTGGGCCTTTTCAATTCGCTAGAAGGACCAGCCCGATGAGTTGTGGCGCCGAAACCGAAGCTGATACCCTGCTCACATCTCTGACTGCCGGGCTGAACTTCACGATCCCGACCGTCGATCTTGATAATGCGCTCTTCAAGGTCCCCGCTGGCCTGGACGACGATATGTACAAGGTCGTCGTTCACCCATCGAACGAGGATCTGACGACGAAGGTCGTCGGTGGGTCCGGCACCTTCGATGTTCTGATGGCGACGGTGAATGCTCACCTTGCCGTCGAGTACGAGAAGGGTCGCATCACAGGCGCCGAGTACACCAAGGCGTATATCGAGCTGACCCAGGCTGCCATGGCCAGCTCGGTCCAGTTTGTCCTGAACCGTGGGCAGGCGTTCTGGGAGGCACAAAAAGCGCAGGTGGCTGCGGTCACCGGACGGGTACAGCTTGAGACCACCAGGGTTGAGCTGGCGAAATCCCAGTTCGATGCGCTGCTCTCCAAAGCCGAGTATGCCAATGCGAAGCTGAAGCTCTCCACCGAGAGCGTCCAATACTGCACGCTGAAGTTCACCCTGGATAATGTGCTGCCCGAGCAGCTGACCCTGGCCACGATCCAGCGGGAAACCGCATCGTTCAACCTCAATCAGATGCTTCCTGAGCAACTGCAAACGGCTCAAGCGCAGCGAGAGGCTGCTGAGTACCAGATCTCCACGGTCCTGCCGGCTCAGGTTCAGTTGATGAAGGAGCAGGCTGAGGCGCAACATGCTCAGACGCTGGACATCCGCATTGATGGTCAAGCTGTGCGGGGTGTGATGGGCAAGCAGAAGGATCTCTACACCCAGCAGATTGATAGCTATCAGAAGGATGGCCGGGTGAAGATCGGCAAGATCTTCAGCGATGCTTGGCTCACTCAGAAGACCATTGATGAGGGTGTCGAACCCCCGGATGGCTTCACCAACGCCAGTCTGGATACCGTGCTGACCCGTCTGAAGACCGATCTCGGACTCTGATCGTGGGAGTCTTCAGCACCAAGAAGTCTGTGAGTGTCTCCTCGGTCGTCTACAACCTGGCCGGGGATGAGAATGATCGTCCCGATTATCTCAAGACGACGCTGATCGGTGGGATCTTGACTCCCACCGGAGAGACTCTCTCAGAGACTCTTCGGCGTAGTTATCTGAATGGCCCTGGTATCAAGCTACGGGCCTATCCGCGTTGGGGCAGGTCGAGCGGCTACACCAGCTATATGGGGATCCCTTCTGGCTCACTGATCCTGAGCCAGACGGTGGACAACAATGCCCTGGCTGCGCTGATCCCTCATGACCCAGGCCAAGAGGTGCTGGTTCAGACGGCCGAGATCGGGGTGCCGGATTACACCTTCTGGGTCGATCGCTATATGGCGACCTTCCATCCCAGCGAGCTCAACACCGACTACATCTCGGATTTCGACGAAGACACCAACACGATCTCCGTCACTTTGGCAGACACCTCGATCGAGAGCTTCACCCCGACGGATTTCGATCCAGTGGGGTTGTACCTCTATGCCACCTACAATCTGGTGGACACCAACCAAGAAACGCCTCCGGTCACTGGGTCGGAGGTTGAGCTGGATCCAAGTGATCCCTTCCCCAGCACCTCGGGGTGGGTGCTGACGGGCACCTCCAACACCGTGCCTGCACCTGGCTTCACCAGGCTCCAGGAAATCTGGGAGCGGGATGTCTACCTCGGGGGAACCACTGGTTCCGCCAGCACCCATGCCGTGCGGGAGGTGATGTTCCAGTGGACGACCACGGAGGATGCCACCAGCACCGTCACCGAGAAGAGCTACCGGGTGGACACCCAGGACATTGTGGTGAAGGCGTGGTCCAACCTTCAGGTGCTGATCTACCAGCAGGGCACCGGCAATGCCGATCTGGATGCGCTGTTCCAGGCCAGTGAGAGTGCGGGGGATTATTTCCCCTTCATACCCGTGCGGTTGGACAACACCTTCATCACCCCGGAGAGCAGCCACAGTGCCTTCTACCCCTCGGTGAAGAAGGCGCTCAAGAAAGCCCTGGGCAGCAGCTTCGATGATCTGCGGGGGAAGGTGGAGGAGAACCCGTCTGTCGGGGACATCGACTATGCCTATGTGACCTTCGGTGTCTCCCTGAACGTCAAGGAGAATGCTTGCCGGCGCTATGTCTATGAGTTCTTCCAGGAGATCATGCAGGGTCAGGATCTCACGGGTGAAAGCCTCCGGGCCTGGCGGGAAGCCTATGAGACGGCAGAAGCGCGAGCCATCGAATGGCAGACCTGGTTCGATGCCCAGTATGATCCGGGGAACCCGCTCTTCGGGACACCGGAGCCAATCGGACCCTATTACCCCAAGCAGCCTCGGCACACCGTTCGGGTGGCCAGCAGCAGCAATCCCATCATCAACTACGACATGGCGATCACCTGGTCCTCGATTGAGGAATCAGTAGGTTCCGGTCTGAAGAAGCCTGATGCCAAGGTGGGGGAACTCTGGTTCGAGGTAGGGGAAGTCGAGTCTCCGATCTATGACATCTTCACTGGAGAGGGTGGATTCATCTCCATGGCGGGAGAGGACATCGACAGCATTCTCCTCCACTGGCAGGTGACCGAAGACTCCTGGAGAACTCTGGACATCCGTGGACTACGCCACCGCAATACCATCTATGGCGGCAGGTCTGTGGTAATCTCCGGAGCTGAAGCCCTGGTTGATCCAGAAGAGTCTGGATTTCTGATCCCACTCCACGAGGAAATCTTCCGAAGGATGAACCTTGTGGACGCCACTCAGATGAGTACGGCGTGCTGCTTCATCGTCTTCAACTGCTACCAGATCGTTAAAGAGAAGTGGTACCAGTCTGGTTGGTTCAAGGTGCTGCTGATCGTGGCGATCATCGTCGTCACCGTGGTCACTGGTGGTGCAGGTGCTGGCTCTGTTGGACTTCTAGGTGCCAATGCAGCAGTTGGAGCAGCTCTAGGTTACACAGGAGTCGCTGCCATCATTGCTGGGGCTATCGCTAATGCCGTGGCAGCGATGGTTCTCACCACCATTATCTCAGCAGGCTCCACAGCGATCTTCGGGGAGAAGGTTGGAGCCATCGTTGCCGTCATTGCCTCGGTCGTGGCACTTCAAGTGGGAGCTTCTCTTGGTTCGGGGAATCTTTCTTCCTCCTTCTCCCAGCTCACTCGGGCAGAGAACATCCTCAAGCTGACCGTGGCAGCCGGTAATGGTTATGCGGACTATATGAAAGCCGAAGCTCAAGATGTCATGGGCAAGACACAGGCCGTGTTGGCCGATTATACTGCCCAATCTGAAGCCATAGCCGCCAAGTATGATGAGGTTCTGGGGTCAGGCTTTCAGATACTGAATCCCTTGGCTCTGACGGACTCGTCCCAGACGAACATCTTCGAGCCACCCGATAGCTTCTTCAGCCGGACCCTGATGACGGGGAGTGAGGTGGCTGAGATGTCTCTGAGTATGGTGACCAACTTCGCTGAGATCACTCTCAGCACCGAACTCCCGACCTGATGGAGAGTGTGATGGCTTTCGAGTTCCCCAACTTCTTTGGCTCCAGTCCCAGCATGGTGACCCAGCGACCCAACAGCATCATGGATTTTGGGGCTCAGCCCATCAATGCGCTGATGGATCCCAGCGGTCGGCAGGACATCAGTTGGGGTGGGATGCCTGGACCCAATGGTGCTGGTGCCCCTGGTTCAGGCTTTGGCTGGAACCTTGGTACGGCACAGCTCGGTATGGCTGGCCTCGGTGCTATCGGGAATATCTGGAATGCCTTCCAGGCCAATAACCTGGCCCGAGAGCAGCTGGGCCTCACCCGCAGGATCGCTGACACCAACCTGACGAACCAGATCAAGAGCTACAACACGGCTCTCACGGATCGGATTGGTGCCAGGGCCAAGGTCAACGGTATGAGCGAAGCCGAGGAGCGAGACTACATCGCTCGCAATCAGCTGACTCGCTGAGAGGATACAGGATCATGGCTCCTCCCCTGACGTGGCGGAATGTCGATACCCCGGATTTCCGGGGATCGCTTGCCGGCCTGAACGTCGCTGCCAACTCCTTGGATCGGGCCTTCTCTGGTCTGAGCGATGGCCTGGGCAAGTTCCAGACCTACCGCCAGGAGCAAGCCGACAACGCTGCCCTGCGCAATGCCCAGAGGTTCTCTGACCCTGCCGAGTACCAGGCTGCCCTGGCTCGGGGTGATGTCATGGCGGGGTTGGATCCCACCTTGGTTACGCCTCGAACCCTACAAGCGCTCGACAACCGTAGTTCAGTTCTCCTGGATCAGGCCACGGCACGGGAGCGGCTGAGCTTCGACCAGCGTGCTAACCCTCTGCGGCTCACAGGAATGGAGCAGAATAACACCCGTTCTCAGCAGGACATTGATTTCAATCGAGAAGCTAACCCCCTTCGTCTAACCCAGATGGCGCTCGGCAATGAGGGGCAGACGATCCAGAACCAGCGAAGCCGGATCGGTGTTGATTCTGATACTCTGAGTCTGGAGCGTGGGCGGTTCACCTTCGGCAATGAGCGCCGGAATGACGCTGATACCCAAACTGCGCTTGGGTTCATCGGGCGATTCGGGGACGAAGCTCTGCTGGTGGAGGATGCCTATAACCTCCGGGCTACCCCTGAGTATCGAGCCTTGTCGCCGGGTGCCCGTTCCTTGGTGGATGCAGAGATCGGCCGTCGTTGGGCAGGAGCCTTCAGCCCCCCAGCCACGGCTGCAACCGCACCTACCACTGGAACCCCGGCTTCTGGCGCTATAGCGACCGCAGCGAACCGCGGTGCCCGTACTGCTGCCCCTGGCTCCTCGGCACCTGGTACGGCTGGTACTCGTGCTGGCAGCCCCTTCGATGTGGCCTATGGCTTCACGGCGACGCCGGCTCCGGTTTCGACCATGAACATTGGCGACGTGGTGGATTTCCAGCGGACCCAGCTGCTGCCACGAGTGGGTGCCAGTCCGGTGGGTGCTTTCCAGATCAACCATGCCACGCTCTCGGACTTCGCCCCTCGTGTCCTTGGCTCGGACTGGCGGAACCAACCCCTCTCGCCTGAGAACCAGGACAGAATTGCTAAGGCTATCTTCGAGGAGCGGCGTAACGGCAATCTCTCGCAGACCTGGGCTGCTCTGCCGGATCGAGGTGTTGGCGGCTATGCCAATATGAGCTGGGAGGAGATCCGCCCCCTGATTGCCCAGCGTGAAGTTGGTGCTACGCCTGAGAGCTTGACGGCTCTGCGAACCCAGGTTGCCAGTGCTGGTGCTCGAACCAACCAAGCCGTCGGTCAGATTGGTGAGCGTCTTACGCAGGAACGGGCAGACGGTATTACGGCTCGTTATGCTGCGGCGGGACAGGACAACTCCACCATCAGTGAGGTGGCTGCCAAGCTGAAGCAGAACCCGGTGTATCAGAATCTTCCGATTGAGCGGCTGATTAATGATCTCCAGGATGTCATGACGGCTCCAGGTCCGGATGGCCGATCCAACACGGGGATCAATGCCGCTCGTGCTGGTTTGCTTCTGGAGAACAACCCGCAAGGTGCAGGGTTCATTCGTCGCAATCTGCCGACGATCCTGGGCGGCTATTCTGTGGTTCCCAATACCGAGGCAGTGCGTCGGGATGCTGCCCTCATGCAGCAGGGCACCACCTTCGACGCCACTGAGCAGGCCCAGACTATGGAGGCTCAGGCTGCGGCTTTGGAATCTGCCAGGCAAGCTCACACGACCGCAGCTGCCAACCTGGCAGAGGTAACCCGTCGAGGGATGACGAACCTGATCCCCCGGTATCGGGCTCAGCTTGGTCTGGCTCAGGCCAGTCTTGAAGCTGCCCTGGGTCGGCAGCAGAAGGATGCTACGCTGCAACCTCGTCGGAGTGCGCCTGCCAATGCCGCAGCCACAGCGGTAGCTCAGCCTGGTGAGACTACTCTGCCGCCGGCTGCTCTAGATACTGGAACGCCTGCTCCTACTCCCACTGCTACCAGGACTGGCACACCTGCGGCAGCTGCACTGGCCTCCGCTGCTGCACCTGCTGTTCCTCCGGCGGCTGAACAGATCGGACAGCAGATCGACGAAGCCCGCAGTGCCTTGAGTGCCCTGCAAAGAGAGGCCCCTCGTCCTCCAAGCCTGAGGCAGCGTCAAGCAGATCCAGAGGGTTACGCCCGGTGGCGTGAGCAGGATGCCCGTCGGCAAGAGCAACGGGCTGCTTTGCAGGCTCAGATTGACCGACTGCTGGGTAACTACGAAAGCGTGATCGAAGGGTCTTCTCCTAGGCGCTGATTAACTCTTCAGAAACAGACTGGTAGTTTTAGAGTAGAATTGTAGGAGATCCCCGCTTCGGCGGGGATTTCTATTTATACCCCCGAGTTGATAGACTATACGCTGACGTACCATCGGCAGCTTAAAGACTCAGAGGGTAAAAATGGCGATTATCAACGACCTGCTTGAGTCTGCCGTGCAGACCCCCTCTGTAGAGTCGGTTGCTCTTCCGCCCCCTGTCCCTGTCGCCGTGCAGCAGCGAGTGACTGCTGCCACTGAAGCCAAGCGTGGAGCCATGGGGGCTCCTGACCTCACGAATGCCGACGCCTATCGCTTTGCCGCTGGTCGGGCCACTGGTGCTGGACGGGCTTCCATGGGTCCGCTTGAGACGGAGCTGGCCACCCTCACCCCGAACCAGATCCGGGAAAGGTATGGCGACGACGAGGGCAACCGACTCATTCGCCAACAGCTCCAGGGTATCCGGGACTTCCGCTCGGACACTCGGGGTACCCGCAACGATGAGGAGATTGCTTCGGATCTGGTGTCCGGTGTTGGCCTGGGTGTGGCCAACTCGGTCGGCGGTATTGCTGCTCTGGCTGGTGGTGCCATCAGCGACCGACTGGGTGTGGAAATCTCCAACCGTCTCCAGGGCTTCACCCGCTTTGTTCAGGGTACTCAGTCCCCGACTCTCCAGAACCGCCGTCGGGCCATTGGTGTCGAGAACGAGCTGGACTTCCGGGATAACACTGCTCGCTTCGAGGAAGAGAGCCGGACCCAAGGCAGCACCATCGCAGGTCTGAGGCGCTTTGGCCGGGATGCTCTGGACGCTGTGGGCAATACCATCGCTGATCCCACCACACTCTCTGACGGTGTGGCACAGGGCGTTGGTTCTCTGCTGACGGGTGGACCTATTGGTCGAGGATTGTCGGCTATCGGTCGGGCTGCGCTGCCTTCTGCGGCACTGAGCCGGGCTCCGAGTGGGATGTCTGTGGCCATTGGCGGTATGGAAGCCGGTGGTGCTTACCAACAGACGGCTTCCGAGATCGCTGGGATGAGTTTTGATCAGCTGGAAGCCAACTCTCCCTACTACCGGGAGCTACGTGAACAAGGTCTGAGCCCTGAAGAGGCACGAACCCGAGCAGCAGGACGAGCTGGTCTGATGGCGGCCGGCATCACTGCCCCTGCTGCCATGGCTGCCGGTGGTCTGGTGTCTCGATTTGAGGCAGCACCGCTTCGAGTGCCCAATCTACGGACGGCTGCCCGGAACCTGGTCACCGAACCAGTGGAAGAAGGTATCCAGGGTGCCACTGGCCAGGTGGCGCAGAACCTGGCCACCCAGCAATTTGCCGATGAGACCCGCACGATCTCGGAAGGTGTGGGTGAGCAAGCTGGCACGGGTGCGCTCTTCGGGCTTGGCACTGCTGGTGCCATCCAGGCACCTGGTGCGGTTGGTCGTGCTGCCCTTGGTTCGGTGGAAGCCACTGGACGGACTGTGCTGGGTGCTCTGGCTCAACGACATGAAGCTAACCGTGCCAGGAATGAGGCTGCCTCTCCGGTGGCCGATAGCGTCATCCAGCGGGCCGGTGCCGAGGTTGCTGCCAATGCACCCCAGACCGAAGCCGCTCTTGCCGAGGCGGTGGCAGCTGCGCCTCCGGAAGCTCAGCCTGCGGTGTCGGCTCTGGCCGAGAAGATCCTCAATGTCAGCCGCTTCGATCCGGCGATGTATGAGAACACTCAGCTTCCGGAGCAGGTACGTCAGGCTCTCTCTGGTTCCACGCACCGTGTCGAAGCCTTGCAGCGCCTGGCTCAGGTGGTCAACAAGGTTGACCCCAAATCTCCGGACGCCATTGCCGCCGCAGTGACCCTCTATGAACTCCTGGGTCAGTACGAGGATGTCGTTTTCAGTGACGAAGCGGCGCTGGAAGCCATCTCGGATGAGCATCCGGCCGGTCGGATCATCGGGCAGTTCAATGCACTGATCCCTCAGCTTCAGCAGAACCCGGCGATTCAACGTGCTCTGGCTCGGATGCAGGAGCAGATTGCCGAGGTCCAGGCTCAGGTCCAAGCCAAGCCGATCACTCCGGAAAGCCTGGCAACACCGGAGGGACAGCAGCAAGCTCAGAACATCGTCGGTATCGCCCAGATTGCGCCGCACAAGGGGAACCTTGAAGCGACCAACATGGTCCTGATGCACGCTGAGCAGGGTCGCATCCAGCTTACCGACTCGCAACGCTCGGCGCTCATGGCGTCCAAGGCCATCCTGGAAGCCGCCAAGAAAGCCAGCGATGAGCAGAAGGCGCTGGGTCACAAGCGTCTCCTGAACGATGTGTCGGACCAGATCCAGGTGGACCCGGATCCCAATGCTCCGAAGCTCTCGGCGGTAGCGCACTACAACCGCATTGCCCAGGCCATGCGGGCAGGTAACACCAAGCTGGCGGCGTCCCACCTCAAAGGCTTCGGCGAGTTCGTCCAGCACATGGCGAACAAGGTCGGGGCACTGAATCAGCACTTCGCCCAGGGTGGTGGGAGGAATGTTTCCTACCAGGCGCTTAACCCCACGACTCGGGAGTGGTACCAGGACAAGGCTGGCCTGGCTGTACATCCTCACAATGCTGGCTCAGTTGAGTTGGCTCAGCGTGTGCAGCTGGAAGCTCAGCGCCTGGCCGAGATCTACGAGGGTTTGCGTATTGCCTTCCCGGCGCTGAATGGGGAGCAGATCCAGGTTCCCACTCTGAACCAGGATCTCCAGGGCAACCCTTACAAAGTGGTCCAGGCATTTCAGAAGGGTGAGCGTGTTCGTCCTGGCTCCAAGCCGAAGGCTGAAGCGAAGCCTGTTGATTCGCGGTCTGGAGAGACAAAACCTGTTGCCTCTCAGAAAGAAGCAAAAGCGATAGACAAGCCTGAGGCGAAGCCAAAGGCCGAACCAAAGAAAGAAGAGCCCAAAGCCGCAGCGGTAGCGGAGGTGGTTTCGACGCCGCAGGCGGCGGAAGCAACGACGGAAGCTGCGGCCGAGGCTAAACCGGCTAAGGTCAAGGCCGAGCCTCGTAACCAGAACAACCCCTTCAAGGATAGTGTGATTCAAGGTGAGGTGTACCACGCCACCAAGAATCCAGAGGACTTGAAGAACATTCAAACGGAGCGGGAAAACTCTGGAGCCAATTTTTGGTTGAAAGGCAATGTCGGTGCCATAAACAACAAGAAGATTGGCTTCTACACCACACGCAATATCTCTTATGCCGCTGCCGTGGCTGGGGCTGATATTCCTCAGGGCGCCGAGAAGCTGACTCTCTCTGAGTACCAGAGCAAGATCTCTGAGAAGAACGGTGTCTCTATTGTGCCGCTCTATGTCAACCTGACCAACCCCTACCTGGTTAAAGACGACGACAGCATCACCATCACCTCTATCTCCAGGGCAGAGATGGATGATCTTGTCGCTCGGGGTTATGATGGCTTGCTGTTTGCAGATCCTGAGCATCGGTACGAGGAGATTGTTGTCTTCCGTCCCGAGCAGGTGTCGTTTGTCAAACCCGAAGCCCCACTCCAGGGCATGGATGCGGCCTACCCGAAGCTCATTGGTTCTGAGCCAGGGAGCAAGGTGGTCAACTGGTTCAAGCGGGCGTTCAAGCTCCCGAAAGAAGCCAAGACCCACACCATCGGTACTGACACCCCGCTTGATGATGCGATCAAGGCGGTCGATGCTGCTGAGGACACCGACATCGCCAAGGCGTACCGTGGCTACCTGCGTCAGGGTAAGACCCTGGCCAAAATCATGGATGCTCGCCTTCAGAGGTATCTGGCGAACACCCCAAAGACTGGTGACAACGCAGGCAAGCCTCTGCTGGAGCGATTCCTGTCAGGCCAGCCCGCCAACAGCTTTGCTGATGGCAAGCCGCTGAACATCACTGAGCCAGACGGCAAGACGCTCCGCTACAACCAGGAACTTCTGGAAGGTGCGATCCTGGCCGGGCTTCAGTGGTTGCTGACGGCTGACCAGCGGGAATCCCAGATCGACAAGAAGGCGGCTTCAGCTCTGACCGGCATCCCCGAGGATGAGATCATTGATGAGGAGACCTTGATCGGGAAACTCTCCAATAAGGGTCTGCCCACCGTCACGGCGAAGCGGACTCTGGCCGACAAGATCCTTCAGTTCTGGGGTCTGGAGACCAATGCCGATGTACCCGATGGCTATGCTGAGGGTATCCCCGAAGCCATGGCTGCTGAGGTGATGGAAGCTCTGCTGGAGAGCGGGGATCTGATCCTCTCTCCGGTGAGGATCACTGATGAGGACGGTCTGCCGCAGGGAGAGACCAAGACTCTCAACTTCTATGAGGCCAAGGCGCGAGAGAAGGATGATCCGATCCTGAAGTCTCCCAGCTCTATCGAGAAAATGGTGCTGATTGAGCCAGAGGATGTGACTTACTTCGGTGATGCCCGGCCCAAGGTTGCGGCAACCCAGCTCCGTAACCCTGCTGTGCGGAACACTCCTGAACAGAAGGCGATGATCCGCAAGGAGCAGGAGACTCCGCACTATCTGAATGTCCCCATGGTCAAGCTCTACGAAGCTCTGGGACTGGACAACCTGCTGGGTCTCTTCGGTGCGGGGAATCTTGAAGGCCGAGTGCTGAACAAGAACCATGCTGCGTCGCTTGATGGACAGAACCGCACGATCTCTGCGGCTTTCCACCATCTGACCAATCTTGTGACCGAGGTCGGCCATGCGGCTGAAAAGGCTGGCGTGGAACAGGATCAGCTCCCCATCCACTACGCCTACAATGTGAACCGGGTGGGTCGTCTCCAGATGCTGGGACGCTACAACCCCCAGAGCACCAAGCTGGTGCGTGAAGCTATTCTCCCCACGCGCTCTACCTTGGATCTGAGCAACGAGAACAGCACGGACTACCGGAAGTTTGCTCTCGGTCTGGCACAGGCTCTCGGCGTGAAGGTCCACAAGAAGAAGCTCGATGCCGCTCGCAAGGATCTGGACAAGCTTCTCTCTGGTCCCCTGGCTCCGGCTGTGGAGATGCTCCGGGACTTCCACAACACCGGCAAGGTGGATCCTCGCCTGGTTGAGGTGATGAAGTCGGGCCTTAAGAACGATCTGACGGTGATGGCACTCCATGCCGTGGCTGAATACGCCCGGCTTCAGGAGACCCAGGACCGCAGCAGCTTCACCACCTCGATCTACGTCGAAGCCGATGGTGTGACCAATGGCCCGGTCAACGCCATGATGCTGCTGACCTCCGGACGCTTCACCAAGGAATGGGTGAATCGTATGGCCAAGGGTGGCCTGTTCTTTCGTGGTCCGAGGACCATGAACGAACAGCATGGTGACGGCTACGATACCAAGGATATGTACCAGACCACCACCGACAACCTGGCTGATGAGTTCGCCAAGCTGACGGCTGAGATCGACTCCCCGCAGGTTCAGGAACAGCTGAACCTGATGAAGGATCTCATGGATCTCTTCCTCCCGGACTTCGAGATCCAGGACGGCAAGCTGGTCATGAACCGGGGCATCGCCAAGAACCCCCTGACCATCACCATCTATGGCTCAGGTGAGAAGGGTATCGCTGGCAAGGTGACCAGCGCGATGATCGAGCAGCTCTATGAGCGCATGTCCGAGGTGGCGGCGAAGCTCGATGAGAATCCGAAGATGGCCTTCTCTGAAGCCATGTTCGGCAGTGTCTCCACGGACCTGGCCTCGGCCGAGGCCAAGCTGGTGCGCTTCTCCAAGGCGTTCAAGGCGCTGACCACCAATGTGGTAGCCCGTCGCAAGGGCAAGCTGGAGTTGAGCCAGGGCGAGAATGTTGAGCCCATGAAAGGCTTCGATGCGAAGACCTTCACGGTGGACAAGGCTCGTCTGACGAACCTCCGCACCAATATGCAGCATCTCTTTGTGAAGCCGCTGCGGGAAGCCATCACCCAGACCATTGGCCAGCCGCTGATGGAGTCTGCCAAGCTGGTGCAGCAGGCCACCCAGATCCAGTCGATCTTCCAGCAGCACACCTTCAACGAGGCAGTGCGGGCCAAGATCGCAGAGAAGGTTGCTCAGGATCCCCGAGCTAAGGCTGACGGCCTCTCCCGACAGGAGCGGGATGACATCCTCTCAGACGTGCTGAAGCGGTTCCCCCTCGTTGAGACGGGACGCCAGAGCTTCTTTATCGCTGGTTCCCAGTCCACGGACGTGAATGCCAGCGAGTGGAGCAAGTCTCTTACTGGCCACATCGGTACGAACGGTTTCGTGTATGGCCCTACGGATGCTGGCGTTGCAGGCATCCCGATGATGGTCATTGGCACTGGCGACGGCCAGATGATGCAGACCCTGGCCACCATGAAGGGGGCTCCCACTGGCTCGCTGAAGATCTTCGACGGTGTGAACTTCCCGCTCGATAAGCTGGAGGACTCCAGCCGTAAGGCGAACCAGGCGGTGTTCGATGCCTGGCAGGGGAACCCGATTCAGGCGGTATCCCTCGCCTTCTCTGAGTCCATTCCCAGCTTCCCGACAGCTGACTACCCCGGTGAGATGTTGAATAAGCTTGGCCGGACCTTGGGCATTCGGGAGCCCACTTACGGTGCCGTTGCCGCAGCTATCCAGGATCTGGATAAGGAACTTCGCCGGGCAGGGATCTCGGTTGAAGCCCGTCACAGTGCGATTGCTCGGGTGTCTCACAGCATCGACCAGATGGCAGCGGCTTCCTCCCCCTACGAGCACAAGGGGATTGAGCTTCAGGGAACCAACGAGGAGGAAATCAGCGAGGAGCTGAACAAGCTTTACCTCGAAGAGTTGGACAAGCTGATGTTGAACCTGGGTGAAAAGCCCGGTCGCAGCAACATCGACCCAGAGCGACGGGAACAGGCTTCTGCGCCGGTAAAAGAGCCGGCCACCAAACCCAAGCCAGTGACGGAAACCCCAGCTACGAAGCCGGTTTCGGTGAAAACCAAGCCGGCCATTGAGCCGGCCAAGGAGAAGCTCACCTTTGGTCGGGTGGATCCGAAGTCGAAGGTGCGGATCCTCAGCCCAACGGCGATCAACAAGATCGCCAAGAAGCTTGGTCTAGCTCCTGCCCAGCAAACGATCTTCGATCAGATCCATCGCACTGGAGCTGCCAAGGACTACCGGGTGATCTATGGCACAGTTGAGCAGCTGTCTGACTATGCAGAGGAGAAGGGTCTAACCCTTCCCATGCGTGTGCATGGCGCCAAGGGTGTCACTGTGCCGGGGGAAAGCACGATCTACCTGATCTCCCCCTCCAGGGAGACTTTGGTCCATGAGCTGATCCATGCAGCCACCTACGAGAAGGTGGAGGCTGTGCTGGATGGTCGTTTGAAGGACCAGGAAGCTGAGCTTGCGGTTGGTCGCTTGCTCCAGCTTCAGGATCAGTTCCTGGCTCTGAACGACGACAGCAATGCCTACGCTTTTGCTAAGAGTGCCATTCATGGACACCAGATCGGTGGTCGTCCTGCTGCGGCTCTGAACGAGTTCATGGCTTGGGGCCTGGCCAACAAAGACCTGGCCGAGACCATGAGCAAGACCAAGGCTTCCCCCTTGGTTCAGCTTGCCAAGGATGTCTTCCAGGCGATCAAGCGTCTCGTCTTCGGTCGGGCCAAGGTCTCGAAGCCTGAAGACGACATGCTCTCGAACCTGCTGTTCAACACCAGCATCATCGTCCGCAGCCAGCCCTCACTTCAGAGCCAGGTGCGGGATGCCACGCTCTTCATGAGCACGGCCTATGGCGACAGTGAGCGCCTGGCCCAGATCAACGCCACCTTCGACAAGCAGGTGGTGGACTACCTCAACACCAACCCCGTCGATCGGATCGACCGGCAGGGCAAGGTGGACCTGGCTATCCTCGGTGCCAGCCGGCTGGTCAACTCGGTGGTCTCCCATGGCTTCGCCATGACGCCGCAGGAGCTGACCACCTTCCAGGCGGTAACAGCAGCTCTGGCCACCGAAGCAGCTATCGACCCCAACTCCATGGCGATGGCCCAAAGCCTTTATGCCCATGTGACCAAGACCCTCAAGGTCGAGGACTTCATGGCGGATCCTGATAGTCTGGATCCGGCTGACCGCTACCAGGCGCAGGAGAAGTTCGACACGGTGATGGGCAACTTCCTCGTCGAGACGGACGGGGTTGGTCGCTCCTCGCTGCTGCCGGTGTTCCTGGGTCTGGCCATGGTGAACGATCCCATGCGGACAGCCATGGCCAAGATCGCCCTGCCTAAGACCGTGCTCCAGGGCTGGAACACGTTGGACGGGGTGCTGGAGAATGCCGGCAATATCGCCCTGGAGTCGCTCTCCCAGAGGATCTCCGGCATCGACAAGGCAGCCAATGTGCAGGAGGCGGTGGATGCCCTCTCCCGTCGGATCCAGGAGGTGAGCCAGGAGCGGCAAACCCTCATCGACCAGCTGGCATCCCCGGTTGGTGGGCTGGTGGATCGAGCCAATCAGATCATCGTCGATGGTCTGAATGCCTTGGCCGCCAGGGGTGTGAGCGCAGCCGAGAGACTGGACGCCAAGCACCAGAACAAGTTGACCCAGGGGCTGGCTGCCTCGGCTCGGGTCACCGCTGCCATCGTCAATGAGGACCAGGCCGAGAAGGTGGCCCAAGGCGTCATGACGATGATGAACAATGTGAAGGGGCTTCAGCCCATCCGGGAGCTGGTGGTTGATCTCATTGGCCGGACCAGCTCGAACATGAATGTCTATGACCTGATCAAGCGCACCCGGTCGGATGTGCAGCAGGATCGGCAGCAGTTCCGTGAGCACCTGCCGACGATCATCGCTGGCAAGTTCTCCCGCAAGCTGACCGATGCTGAGTGGAGCACCCTCTTCCGAGGCATGGGCAAGACGGACCTGGCAGCTCTCGCCAGGCACTTCACCCCGGCCGAGATCCTCACCCATCTGGAGGATGAGACCCAGCTGGATCGGAGCATTCGTAGCCTGGAGAGCACGCTATCGGGCAAGGACCAGGCGCATTGGAGCCTGCTCCAGCGTAAGGCCAAGCAACTGGCCCACTACATGGGCACGGGTGAGCCTGGCTCGAACCTGCTGCGCAATGCCGAGGCTGTCTCGCGTCTCCTCGGGGAGCGGACCCAGAAGGGCAGAGTCAGTCCAGATCGGGACTTCATCGCTGACGTGGATCAGCTGGTGACGCTCTATGCTCTGAAGAACCTCTCCACCCAGGACCGGGAGAGCATGGCTTCCCTGGCCCAGGATGAGGCTCAGGGCATGGAGTTCACCTTGGCCTACCTGGTGGGCCAGCGAGTCGAGGAGCAACGTAAGGCGGCTTCTGGGCGAGCTCGGTTGAACCACTACAAGGGGCACATCCCTTCGACCCAGCAGGACGGGGTAAGCCTGATCGTGGCGGATGATGACCGCTACGTAGAGTTGGTTGAGAAGAGCTACGTCCGGGTGGGTGATTACGGTGGATCTGCTGCGGAGGGGTCCAAGAATAAGCAGAGCTACTACTTCGCTCCTGTCTCGGCTCGCAGTCCCTTCAACCAGGGCATCATGCAGAATGTCAGGGCCACAGCTTCGGGTGTGGAAGCCAGCACTGGTTTTACTGATGGGCTGGTTGCTGGACGTATTGCGGACCCGGCCTCGGTTGCGCTAATCAACCGTAGGTTGCATCAAGAGAAGGGCGGTACTCGTGAAAATCTGCTGCCGGTATTTAACGAGACTGGGGAGGTGGTGGCTTTTGAGCGGAGTGTGGATCCGGCTCACCTCGATCGGCTGAACCGGGATACTCACCTGGCCAAGATGATCGGTGTATGGCGTGGTCGCCAGGTCGAAGAGGCCAAGGCGGGCATCTACAATGAGAAGCTGATCGACGCTCTCCACAGCATGCACCAAGAGGACGTGAAGGCCAGCTCGGGGAACCAGTCCCAGTATGTGGATCTCTTCGACACCAAGCGTCTGGATCCCGTGCTCAGGGATGCGGTCTCTCTGATGTCGAAGGAAGTGCGGGACCATGCCCGGTCAGTCTTTGGGGGGGAGGCATTCTATGTGCGTCGAGATATGCTCAACGATGCACTGGGCTATCGGAATGCTTCGATAGGTGACGCCTGGACGGGGATTTCCCATTGGACTCCTGCCAAGCAGGAGCAGGTGAAGCGCATTGCGCTTGGCGTCATGGGCAACGATGCGTATCGCTACCTGATGAACAGCGAGAAGACGATCCAGAACGTGGTGAAGGATGCTCGTCTGCTCATTGTGGTGAAGTCTATGGTGGTTCCAGCAGCGAACTTCGTCTCCAACATCTATCAGATGATGAGCCGAGGGGTGCCTCTGATGGACATTGCTCGGGGTCTGCCGAAGAAGACTGCCGAGATCCACGCCTACACCAAGAGCAGGCTGCGGGAGATCGAGGCTGAGGCGGATCTTCGGGCTGCTGAGGCAGCTCAGGATGTGGTTCAGTCCCGTAAGCTCAAGGCTGAGATCCAGTCGATCCAGGATAGCTACCGGCGTATGTCGATCTGGCCGCTGATCGAGGTTGGTGAATTCAGCTCGATCTCGGATGTGGGCATCTCTCGTGACGAGATCCTACTTTCGGAAGGTCGTTGGCATCAGTACATGGAGCGGTTGACCGAGAAACTTCCGGACAGTCTCCGTACTGCTGGGCGGTATGCTCTCGTCACTAAGGACACTGCCCTGTTTCAGGGTATGCAGAAAGCGGTGGAGTACGGCGACTTCCTGGCGAAGGCGATCATCTATGATGACATCACGGTTCGCCAAAAGAAGCCTAAAAAGTATGCTCTCGGTCGAGTCACTGAGGAGTTCGTGAACTACGATCGTCTCCCTGGTCGCTTCCGTGGGGCTCTGGAGGCCAATGGGCTTCTCTGGTTCTACCATTTCAAGATCCGTGCTGCGAAGATCGCCCTCTCGACGATCAGGAACAATCCGGTCCATGCCCTACTGGCCAATGTGCTGCCAAGCCCGCCTGGCCTTGGGAGTGTCGGTACACCTCTGACCGACAACCTCTTCACCAAGGGTCTGGAGGGCACACTCGGCCACTCCATCGGACCAGGTATGGGCTTCGGTGCCTTCAGGCTGAACCCTTGGCTCAACCTGGCACACTAAGCCAGCAGGGCGGGAACTTAAGGTTGGGAGGAAAGCTTCTCCCAATCTGCATAAAGGGAACGAACGGCATTTCCAAAAGTGCCGTTCATCTTTTTCGGATTTCCTTTGACCCAAGCTTTGCCGTAAGGGGACGGATCTACGGAGGCTACCCGAAACTCTTCACCTTTGAAGACGACCACATCGCCCACAGATACACCAGCTTCTTCAAGTTGGGCCTGATGAAGACGCTTCTTAGCCTCCTGGAGCTGACGCTCCAGATCCCCCACTCGGGATTTCAGATCGTTGATGCGCTTAGACGCCATTGGACTTGGCTTCCTTCGCTTTGCGTTTGCGCTCTCGTTCCAGGTGTTGGATCAGAGACTCATCATCCTGAGACCAATGCCCGTAACCGATGATCCTTCCTGTGTTGCCACCAACAGCAACCACAGCCAGGGTATCAGCATGGTGGACGGAGATAACCTGGGTCTGGCCTGTCACATAACGCTGGTATCGTGGGTATCCATGGCTTCGGATGGCATCAGCCACTTTCTTTCCGAACTCTGGATCACGTTCGATCTCATCGAGGCGATCGTTCAGCACGACCAGCACTGAGTTGAAGCCCATCGGGCACTCCTGTGGAATTGGTGGCCGTCTCTCCGGCCTGTCACCCCTGTGTCCGAGGTCCGACCCGGCTTCCGTCACCAGCGATCAAAGATCTTCCATGGAGATCTCTGGCTGGGCCGTGTTACCCCCCGGCTGGGATTGGAAAAGGGTAGCCAGGCTAATCCTGGCTACCCTCTGGAGATGCTGCCCTCGCGGGAAGGGACGAAGCATCTCAAGCTCTGTCATGAAATGTAATGAAGCCCGGCCGGTGTGGACACATCAGGATTATCAGCCCTTCCCGCCACTCCGTTTACGGCTAGGTTCAGGTTACCCACCAGGTTGATAGCTGGTTGTCACCTTACTACTCCGTCCCCCTTCCCGCTGGGGTCTGCTCCTACCGAGACACTCTGAAATTAGAAAAGACCCAGGGAGGTTTACTCCCTTGGGTCCACTTTGGTCGGTGCACTGGAACTCTCGCCTAACTGCTTGTCGTCCCTACCGAACGCCCACCAGCAGACGGAGGTGACTATTATGACCGCAGCCAGGTAGGGAGCTGTGGCTACGATGATCGCGCTGACGACCAGCACCGCGATCAAGGCCAGAACCCCCACTAAGAGGATCCCGGCGTAGCTCATCAGGAGTTGGTCGGCTTACGGAGTCCCTTGAAGAGACTCTTCGCGGTGGACGGGGGAGGGGACTGAGCCGGAGCTTCATCCTCGTTGGTGTCGGAAGCTTCCGTCACAGGGACGTTCTCAGAGGCTACAGCGGTATCGAAGGGAGCCTCAACAGTGTCGGTCTTCTCTTCCGCCGCAGCTTCGGCCGCCATCATCTCGCGGACATCCTGAGCAGTGCGAACCGGACGGTTGGCGCCACCGAAGATGCTGCTGACCGTAGTGGCAGCCTGAGCAACCTCAGCAACCTGCTGTGCAGCTTCGGCTTCAGACCGTGCCGGCACAATGCGCTGGCTGTTGGTCGCCATATTGATGCCAGTTGCGGTCTGGGTCGGCATATCGGCTGCCGGGTTGATGTCGATGATGGCCTTGAAGCCCTCGGCACCACGGGTCGCCAGGAGCTCGATAGTCGTCTCCATTCCCTCTGCCACCTTCAGGCGGCTGCCGATCCAGCTACGGATGGCCTCTTCAATCTCAGCCTGGATGATCGTGATCTGCACTTAAGTCTCCTGGTTATAAAGTTTCATGAGGTTCTGGAAGAGCGGTGTGCCCACTCCAGCGTGGATCGCACCAATGGCATCTGCCACATGCTCAGCCTTGGAGGCAACCTCTCCCCGCCACATGGGAAAGTTGGCTTCTGGGTAGAGCTTCCGGGCTTCAGTGATCATCTGATCCTTGGTTGCGTGTTTGTTCCCGGTTAAGGCTTTCTTAACCTCGGTTGCAGTGACCTCGATCAGCTGCACACCCTCGGCCATCAGGGTACCGAGGATTCCGACACAGATTCCATAGGACGCCATGGCTCTGGCGGATTGGGAACCAACGGGAACCTCCACGAAGACAGCTTTGGCGGATCTGGCCGTGGACAGAGCAGCTGTTGCCAGCTGCTTTGCCACATCGAGATCCGTGGAGTTCTGCCGGACCTGCTTGGTCTTGATCTTCTCTGGTTCCAGAACCCTCAGACGAGGGGTATCAAGATACCCCGTAGTCAGATCGAGTTCGCTTTCAGCGATGCCCCAGGAAGTCAGGGAGGGATCGAAGCCAACTACGGGGATCTTCATGGTCTACCTATGGCAGTTGGTTCAAGGCAACCAGGCTCAGGGCTAGGAAGAACCAGAGCCAGAAATAAGGCATCAGGCCGCCTTGTTGCCGAACAGGCTCTTGCGCTGGTTCTGGCCAGCAGCACCAGCCTGCGGAGGACCAGCCGGAGCCCGGTTGGCACCAGGACGACCCATCATCGGAGCACCGGCCTGGCCGTCCTTGATGGTCCGCTTGTCGCGGGTCTGATCCTTGTTCCGAGCCTGCCAGGCATCCCAGAACTTCGCCTCAGTGGCACCGTTGCGGGCTTCCACCACAGTCATCCGGGTCTCAGTGTTGAACACCTTCTCAATGGTGTTCACCGTCCGGGTCTCAGCAGTGGGGACAAACACATCACCCTGCTTGGTGGACTTATTCTCCAGCACCTTGACGATGCCGACGGAGACAACCTGACCCAGCAGCTCAGTGGCCACCGGAACCGACTTCGGCATCTCCTTCTTGGCTTCGGCGTCGTAGATTTTCACCACCTTGTCTTCCCACTCCAGGTCAGCAAGCTCCTTGCCGCCGGCAGCGAGGCAGATGTCATTGACGGTGGTGAAGCCCGGCAGGGGGACCTTCTTCTTCGGGTCATCCTTGTTCGGGAACCAGTTCTCACCCTTCTTATTGGTGACGTAGATGGTCTCGCGGTACTCACGGCCGCCGAGATCCAGAATCACGGTGACATTCTGCGCACCGCCGGCCGAGGCGCCGGCATAGATCATCTTGATCGGGCCGGTGTAGACATCGGTCTCGAACGGCTGATAGCCACCGATGCGATCGGTGGTCTCTTCCAGACCCTCATTCTTCAGATTACCGAAGAGGCTCATAGGTACTCTCTCTGTTGTGGTTAAAAATAGGGAAGGCTAGTTCCGGTAGAACTCGTTCAGGTGATCCAGAAGGATCTGGCAATCATTGTCCATGTAAGTCTGGTTCTTATCAAAGAGACCCATGGGTGAACGAATCCGTTCGCCAACCGTAGTCTTGGTTGGGCGAGTTTGGAAGACATGCTTGTATCCAAGCTCCTTATCTTCCTCCGAGATATTTAGGAGGGAAGAACTATAGGTAGCCAGGTCTTTGAGCGTCATGCGCTTGGCAGCGACGACAGTGGAGAAGTAGGCTTCTACGCCGTTGTTCTTCAGTGACCCTTTGATGGGGACACTGGTCTTGATCTCCATCGCCTTCTCGTCGAGCTCGTCCTTGACGTGAGCGGTGATGATGGTGGGCTTGCCGAAGCGGGTAACCTTCTGCTGCATGAGCACCTTGAAGTAAGTGGCAAACTCACTCCAAGCCTTCATGCCGTTGGCGGCATTCAGGACGTACTGGGTCTCGTACATATCCATGAGAAATGTCAGGGAATCCAGGATGATACCCTGGACCTCTGGGTTATCCGTCCCATGGTCGAAGGCTTCATGGACCTGGAAGGGATCTTCAATGCGGTGAGCTTGAAACTTGTTCCTGAAGGGAAGGCGCTTACCTGCTTCCGTGTTCAGATAGAGCCATCCTTCTTGGTTCCGGATGTTCCGCAGGCTGGCACTCTTGCCAGCAGCGGAGTAGCCGACGACTAGAATAAGCTGGTCGTTGGTCTCGGGAGTGCTATCAGACATCAAGGATTTTCCAGAGACGATCTTCCTCAGCTTTAAGAATAGCTTTCACCTTATCCTTACAAACCACGTATCGCAGGTGCGCCTCGTTGTAGGCTTTTTCAGCATCCCGAAAAGCAACAGCTTTCTTATTCATAGCTACTTCAGCTGTGATCTGATCAGTCAGAGCTTCTGTGATCTTCATTTGTTCTCCAATTCGGACCAGGAGACCCCGAACCAAGAAAATGCTCGGGGTCTCCTAAGGGTTAGGCAGCGTGCTTCTGGAACCGCTTGGCCACGGTGACCAGGATCGTATTGTCGATCTCCTCCTCATCCATCGGCGTGTTCAGCTTCTTATTGAAGGCATGAACCTGCCTAGAGACGGTGAGGAAGTCCGATCCCCCGTCCACGAGAGCCAGGGCGAACTTGATCATGTTGTTGTTGCGGTTGCCGTTGGCGATGCGCTGAGCGAACCACCGCTCAAGATTGTCGAGGTTCTCGACCTTCTTGAACTCCTGATGATAGTCCTCATTCTTCTTAGTCTTCGGAATGAAGGGCAGGATGTCAAAGAGGGCGCCATCCATATTGTAGTGGAAGGTGCCCCCCTCGAACGTCATCCACTTCTTGGACCGCTGATTGGAGGACTCATCGACACTGGCCTTGAAGGGGAGCCAGGTCACCACGTCGTTCACCAGCTCCTTGTACTCTTCCTTGTCCAACTCCAGGACGTAGTTGGTCGGGATGAGCAGTCGGAAGCGGTTCTCCTGCGGTGTGCTGCGCTTGGTGGTGTAGGTCATGAACTTGACCTCCTTCAGCAGCTCATGCGCCATGTCGCAGGAGATCCCACCATCCACATCGAGCACGAGCAGATTGAAGCCGCTGAGGACATTCTCCTCGGCCCGATGGTTCTGCTTGAAGTGGTGGTTGGCCCAGTGCATCCCCGGTGCCTGGGTCAGCTGGTGCAGCGCATCGAAGGGCACCTCCTCTGGCTCATAATTGTAAGCCCAGTGGTCGCTGTAGGAGATGCGGATCTTCGAGAGATCGGTGACCTTCAGAGTCTCCCCCTTGTAGAACTCGATCCCATCAACGAAGAGCTTCTTGATGATGACGTTGTTCGTATAGCCCCAGGCGGTAGCCAGCTTCAGCATGTCGTTACGGACATTCTGAGACTTGGGGTAAAAGGGCAGGGCCTCAATCAGGTCGTGGTCGTTCACCTCGGTCCCAATGTCCGCGATGTACTTCCCTAGCCGGACATGTGGCTTCTCCCGGTGCAGGATCTTCTGAAAAGACTGCCCAGACTCCTCCACCAGCAGGATAGCCTGCATGAGGTGGTCCATCTCCACCTCATTGGAGCCATCCACGAAGGCATAAGCCCCGGCCAGCTTGAGCGCCTTGTTGTAGCGATGCTCCAGCTCAGCTTTCTGGATCGTCTGAGACTCTCGCAGCTCATCCGACCGATTCTCGCAGTCGATCTTATAGGTCAGCAGCTGAATGGCGACAGGTTGTTCGACATTCATCCGCCAACCATACCGGGCCGGATCTGCCAGAGTCTCAAAGTGGGTGGCCCACTTGGTGACAGCGGCGTTGTTCTTGGGATTGATCAGGTGCTGGTAGATTTCAGCCGGGCTCTGAGTTCCCCGAACGCGCTTATCCTTCTGGCCATACCCGAACAGGCAGCGACGGGCATAGCCGGTCTCCAGCAGAGAGTAAAATGCGTCCTCTGTCTTGCCACCGTCGAAGAGTTTGGCAGGAGTCCCGAAGAGGAGCATGTTGCTGGGGGTCTTACCATCAACCTCCTCGGCTCTCTGGTTGTCGTTGGTGTTCTTGATCAGCTTGTTCTTCACCAACCCCTGGTCATAGAGCTCCAGATAGAGGTTGAGCATCTCCATGCTGCGCTCCAGATTGGATCCGATCTCGTCCACCTGGAAATTGATGGCACCCACCCCCGCCAGAATCAGTTTCTGGCGCAGCTGCTTGACCGCAGCCACCGTCCCATCATCGAAGGTGAAGGGGAAGGAACCAGCAGAGCGGTATTCCTTCAGCACTTTGTCGTACTCTTCCTGCGGATCGGAATTGTTCCGCAGCGCCCGGTCATTGGCGATGGCCCAGAAGTTGGTGTCCGACAGGACCGGCATGGTGTCCTGCATGAACCGCCGCTTGAACCCCTTCATCAACCCATCTTCGATGATGTTGACGGAGTGGCCCTTGCCATAGCCTGAAGTGGCCAGGGCTACGGCATAGATGTTGACCGGATTCTCCCCACGATCCTCGGTGACGACGGTGGCCCGCATACAGGAAGCCATCTTCCCGAGGTAATAGGCCATCTCTGTCCGGAAGAAGCCTCTGTCCGTGTTGTCAGTCTTGCTGCACAGCACATCCACGATCTCCTCGATCACCGGATGATGCTCTACGCCTGTCAAGTCGATCATGTCGGAAAATACCTGTCTTTCTGCGTACAGACGCTAAACGCCTCGCAATAGGCGCACCGTTTTGGTTCACCAGGGACCGTAATCACGGTTCCCTTCCCCTTCTCAGCCTGAAAGGTACGGGCCTCAACCAGGCTGTCGAAATTCCGGGTAGAACGGCCAGATGTCTTGGCCGGGTCGGCATAGTATTTATGCACGGGATCACTGCGCCATAGCTCTTCATCGGAACATTCCGGGAGGTGAGCCTCAGGTGTGTCCTTGTGTCGCTGGATCAATGCAAGCTTATTCTCCACCCAGGTTTCCGTTTCCTTAAGAGAAAGGAGAGGGATCTCTTTGTGCTCAACCCGCTTCTGGGGGTACTTCGGATTGGTCCGGGCCTGGACCTTTTGCCAATCCGTGAAGATGAAGTTGATCCGGCCGTAGTCCTCCGTGATCTTCGGCAGCGGCTGGGCAGCGTCGATCCAGCGGTAGAGACTCATCTGGAGGCGGTAGTCGTCGTCCTTGCCACCCTTGACCCAGGTGAAAGCAGAAGTGGATTTGGCGTCCTGGACGATACCGTCAGTCACCAGATCGAACTTCCCCCCGATGGTGAAGCCCTTGAACTCACGGAAAGCCCGCTGTTCGAGATAGATCGGGATGATGCTGTTGGATCCCCGGACCTCTTCATCCGTGGGATTGACCTTGATGCGCTCGATCAGGCTGTTGGGATAACCCAGAAGCTTGAGTGCCCTGGAGTGGCCCTTGGTCCAGGCCCGCTCAATGGCGTCATGAATGGAGTGCCCCATGGCTCGGGCAATGAATTCCTCCACATCCGGTGGCTGGGCTGCCTTATCGACCCGAGGTGCCAGGACGATGTGCCGCAGCGGCTTCATCAGGGAGGTGGCTGAGATGTAGTTGGGCTTGTCGATGTAGTCGTATTCGTCGTGGAGCAGCCACACCGCCAGGGCGAGTGAGATGTCCGAGGTATTGGTGATCACCGCTGTCAGCTCCTATGCGGGTAAAGGGACCACAGCCCCAAGAAAGAACTGCGGTCCCTCCCGCATCAGGCACGGCGTCGGTTAAATCGGTGGGGGTTCCTCGATCGGCATCCAGTAGACCGGGATGATCTTCTGGGTGTCCGGCTCATCAAAGGAATACCAACCCGGTCCCCAGGTCGGATGCGCTGCACCGACATAAGGAGGACGAAGCCTCTTCCTGGAACCAGGGAGATACCCCCACAACAGAACATCAGTTCCGTTTCGTGGAGCTGTCTCAATGGGCTGCCAGCCTGAAGACTCAGGCATGTCCAGCTCCTTGGTTCATCTCCCGCAGTTCAGTCCCGGCCGGAGCAGCGTGGAACTCCTCCGGTATGAAGACTCCCAGCGGAACCAGGGACATGATTACCACATCGAGGATCTGGATGGTCGGATCCTCCATGCGCTTGTGGAACTGGAGCTGGAGTGCCTGCTGGGCTTTGCCGATCTGGGCAACTCCAAGCCGGCCATCCTTGCTCGTCACCACCGCATTCATGCGGATGGCATTCGGAACCTCATCTTCAGTGCGCCGGAACACCAGCTCTCCGGTGACCAGGAAGTAGTGCTGTTGAGTGGTAGCCTTCTGCTCATCCCTGATGATGCGTTGAACGGTCTTGTCAAATGTGTGAGTCATCTCTCAACCTTTCACTATTTCACGCTTAGCCAGGTCTTTCTCAATGATTCCTGGGATGTCGGCTTCGGTAGCACCGTTGGGAAGGGTGATCTCCGTGGTCCAGTTGGGCCAGAAAATCCCTACCTCACCACCAAGCTTCACCTCATCATGGGCAATGTCAGGATGATCCTTCCATTGGACCGCTTGAACGAGGTGTTCATTGACGTAGGCCACGGCGCCCACGTCATCGCGCACCAGATAGTATTGGGCGTCATGAATCTGAGCGCAGGGTCTGATGGAAAGTCTGTGCTCGCTCTTCCGGACTTTGCCCATAAACTCGGAGCCAGCACGGGAATTAAGTAGGCACCAACTCTGCCCGAGAGCATTGCCAGCCGTTCTCCCTTCGGCTTCCGCCTCATAGGGAGTCTTACTGGTACCTCGAATGACCTGTTTGAGAAGTGGTGTCCGCACTCGCAGCCCGAAAGCCACGGTGACATAACCATCCTTACTGGCCTGATCGAGTTTCTCGGCCTTCCATTGGTCGCTGACGACGTAGAGATCATGGTAGCGGGCCTCAATGGCCTTGGCCTTCTCCATGGAGAAGCCACATTGCTCCATCATCCCCTTGTAGGTGCCATCATAGGTCAAGAGGAAGGTCGGAGTCTTGCTGTCCTGTCGTAGCTCCTTGTACTTTTTCTGGATCGAGTTGATGCTCTCCACCGAATTAGGGTCGATGTCGGGCATCTGATCCCCGAAATAGGCATGAGCCCGCAGAGAGTGGCCATCATACCCGTCGGTGTAGACCTTGAGCTTGTTTGGGTCCTTGGTCGTCAGGGCGGAGATTTTGTCCTCCAGGCTGGCGTAGTCCAGACCTACGAAGAGCCAACCTTCAGGAGCCTCAACACAACTCTTAATAAGCTTACCGTACTGACCCTTCTTGGTTTTCTCTCCTTCACCACCAACAGGAATGTTCTGTAGGTTTGGATCGGAAGAGCTTAGCCGACACGAAACCGTACCCCCCAGATTGAAGTTACCACAAAGGTAGTGGTGCCCATCTGGGCCAAGCACCGCATCCTCGAAAGCCGGGATGAAGGTGCTGAGCAGAATCGCTACCGCTGAGTAGTCGGATAGACTCTCTAACAGATCCAGCACCTCGGGATCAGAGGTGTGGTGCTTCAGTTTGGCGAGGGTCTTAGCCCCTGTAGAAGGCTGCTTGGTGTCAGTGTAGTCGAGCACCGGCAGCTGTAGGGTCTTATAGAGCAGCTCCTGTAGCTGCGGACCTGATCGTGGATTGAAGACCTCCTTGGCGTCAGCCAGGGTGACCCTCTTCTTCTTCAGCGTGGCGTTCTTCTCCTCCACCCATTGCTCGTTGAGGTGGTAGGTGAAGCGTTGAACCAAAGGGGATTGCTGGATCCCCTGGAGAGCTGCTTGTTCGTCAGCCTCCAGGATAGCTTTGACCTCTTTCACCCGCTCCATGTTTATCGGCAGGCCAGTGAGCTGCATCTGGATGATGTCGAGAGTCGCAGGCTTGAACACCGTCTCGTAGATGTCGAGCTGCTGGTCCTCGATCACCGTGTCCCAGTGTTTCTCATGGACATGCCAGGTCGAGCAGGCATCAATGAGGTTGTACCGGAGCAGCCGATCCAATGGGATCCGGGTGATGTCCTTGATGTCCTCACCCATCGCGTAATTCCCAGCGAACTCCTGGGCCTGGTCTTTCAGGCTGAGCTTGTTACCGGCGCAGCTGTTGGTCGCCAGGTAGGCGATGAGCTTGGTGCAGTCCCAATCCCTTAGAAGGATACCCATACCTTCCAGGAGACCTTCGGTATCCAGGATGTCTGCCATATAGAGCTGGTAGACCAAGACAGACGCATCGAAGGCGATGTTGTGATAGACCGCTTTCCTCAGGAACCTCTGGAAAAACTTCCAAAGCAGCTTCCTAACGGCCTCATTCTTCATCTGATAGCCGAACGGGGCCTCAGTGTTCCCGGTCTCCATGAAGTCTACTGGGAAGGCGATGCCCTCATGCTTCGACCAGCTGAAGCTGATGGTCGCAATGCCAGCCTTATGGGCTTTGAGGTCGAAAGTCTCAATGTCAATGGAGAGTGGACAGTCCATCTCCAGCAGACGATCCAACCAAACGTCTATCTCATCCTCAGTCCGGGGGTACGCCTCGAACTTCAGGATGTCTGTACCTGGGGCCTCGTACTGCCCTGTCCTGTGTTGGCTCAGTGCGGTGATCCCCTGGGAGATCTTCGCTGTCACCTTTTCTGGGTCATAGAAAATCGACCGATAGTTCGGGACATAGACGACCTTCTGCGGCCCAAACTCACAGGGCAGCACATAGCCGAGGTTGGCATCCACCTTCACGGCCTTGGTGAGGGCCTTGAAATACTCCGCATCAGCTACGGCGATGTATTCCACCCCCATATCGGTGAAGACAGGCAGCAGCTCCTCGCTGATGTACTGCTTCATCTCCACCATGGGGGTCTTCTTCTTCCCCTCGGCGTAGTGCAGGTCAATGACCAGCACCTCCTCTGGATCCAATGAGTAGGGATCCAGGTACGCCTTACGGATCTCATCGGCTCTGATGTTAGGGACGAGGAAGCAGACCGGATAGGTCGGCTTCTCATCCGCAGAGAAGTGCAGGTAGCGCATTACCGAGGCTCTGGATGTTCAATGCCGGCAGCCTGGTCGATGTCTTCGATCATCTCACAGATTTCCTGCGACATGCCGAAGTGGGTATCAGAGTGCTGCTGATCGTAGACATCGCCAACACAGGGGACGTTGTGCAGCGCCTCATTCGCACGCTTCAGGAGATCATAGATCTCGTCAGCCCGTGCCATTATAGCGTAAGGCAAGTCAGAAGGATCAGACATAGGCGTTCCTTGGTTCAGTAGAGGAACCGCGCAGCCGAGTAGACCTCCATCTTAGGCAGGAGTTTCTCGTACTGACGCATGGCTCGGGGGTTGTCTTGGATGGTGTAAGCGGCTTCCCGTGTCCGAGGCTGGGAAACCAGACCAGAGACACAATTAACCAGGCACTCTGGCAGGGTATCCCGGATGTCTTGTGCCGTTCGGCAGGGGCTGAGCAGGGTAAGGAGCATCTGAGAGATGATCCGCCGCTCGTCTGCCACGGCTTTCCGGTCCTTGAGGTGCCTCTCCATGGGCTCAATGAGAGATTTATGGAGTGCAGTCTTGGCCTGGTGCCGGTCTGCCACCGTGGTGTTGACCCCAGTGGGCATATAGAGCTGACCCAGATAGAGGAAGCCGTCGATCCGGGAGCCGGTCAGCTGCTTATTCTCTTGGTTCAGCCTGACGATCACCCCGTTCAGTCTGCGGTCTTCAGCCTCAAACAGCTGCCCGGTCAGGGCAGTGATGAGCTTGTGTGTACTCAAGAGTCATCCCTCCCTCAGTTGACCAGGCCGCCGTATTTTTCAGCGAGGTTGCCATACAGGATCA